CCGCCGAGCCACCCGCCGAGCCACCCGCCGAGCCACCCGCCGAGCCACCCCACCTGGACAGAGAAAGTTGAAAAAAGACAAAAAAAGTTGTTGACAGTATAACCCGAATCCGGTTATAGTGTCGGTACAAAACGAGGGGTATTCCCCTCCACTGCATAGGTTCACTATCATACGGTAATTCGCCCGTGTCTGGGATAGGCACGTGATATCGGATAAGCCGAACGTTGTGCGAGAAAGCGCCGCACCCCATAGGGATGGAAAGAGCTACGGTAGCCTGCGCCCATAAGGGTAGGGTGTACCCTAGTCGGTACTGACTCAGTACCTAGTGCATACACATGAACTCCGCCGCGCCGTATAGGCTAGCGGCATCTATAGGAGTAGTGCGCCCTTATACATGTGATAGGCTAGCATGCCCGCAATAGGCATGTGCCGTCCAGTCCCTAGGGGTTCCCGTGTCCCTGTACACCTGCGTACTGTGTGATAGGCTGACTGTGAAGAAAGTAGTGTGGTATCGGACTTCCTGCACAAAAACAAAAACAAAATCAAAAAATGGAGACTAAAAATGATTATTAAAAATGCTGATTTTAATAAGTTTTGCGCCAGCTTCTGCAATGAGAACATCGCTGAAATGGCATGGAAAATGCAGAAAATCACAGGCAACGCAGAACGAATCTTCAATAATTTCAGCGAAAAATCCTTGAACATTCTGGTCAACGAATGTAAGCCGGAAATTATTGGTGACGTTGTTAAGCTTATGAAGGCGTCCCGTGCCAAGACCGCAATCGAGCTTCGCAAGAAGCTGATTTTCGTCCTGTTCGGGTATGATGGGAAAGAGGTCAAGGGTGATAAGGTAAAATACCTTATTCCCAACGTGAAGACCGACGATATCCTTGCGGTCAAGTACATTGACCGCAAGGTTCTCAATCCCAGATGGGAACAGGCAAAAAAAAATCTCAACATCCAGTACACAAAGAAACTCCCCACAAAAAGGGAAGTATCCCTTGATGAGATCCTTGCGGCCGTAAAGGCCGCTGACAAGGATACCGCAACCGCCATTGCCAAGGCGGTCAATGAACGCCTTGGTGAGTTTGCTAAGGCAGAAGCGGCCATGAAAACCGCCGCTAAGAAAACCGCCGCTAAGAAAACCGCCGCTAAGAAAACCGCCGCTTAAGTGAGTAAAGGCTAGGGGGCGAAACCCCTAGCCTCTATTTATTGAGTCATTAATTTGCAAGGATTAATGACTCAATAAATAGGTTCGTTCCTAGAAAAATACAGGTGGATTTTGCTGCCCGAAAATTCACGGAATTAAATCCGTACCCACGGGCGTACCAGCAACTATGGAGGAAGATATGAGCGCCTATGTTTATTTCACGGAATCGACTGTCTACTTTACTCCCAACGCTACAACCCTGAATGACCATGAACACGTGACCATCAGCGTGTCCGCCCCGGCGGCAATCACCAAACGCAACCGGAACGATGCCCGTACAGGGCGGCGTGAAACCGTTGTCCGTATCCCGTATGACTTCACGGGAAAGTTTATAATCACAGTATACACGGATTATCCTAAGCGGCAGAAGAATGCCGCTAGGCTTCACAGGCTCGGCGTGACGGTACAGAAGGGCGTCATTATCGGGATTATAAATCTCGACAGTGACCGCCTCCCGTATGTGGAGGTTAGCTTCCCCTCAGGCTATTGGGGGGAGCTGGGAGCCAATTGGCAGGCGTCTGACTGGGAGGTCTGGGTAGACCTCCCAACGGGATGGGATAACGAATAGTTGTCCCATAGGACAGCTCCGGTACAGAGATGTACCGGAGCTGTCAAAATAAATCAGGCATTTTCCAGCCCGAAAATAAATACGGTATTTTTCTCACGGCGAAATTAATTTTGGTATTTTTCGCCCCGAAAATAAATAAGGTATTTTTCCCACGGCAGGAATAATTCCGGTATTTTTAATTGGTGTATTTTCCAGCCCAAAAATAATTCTGGTATTTTTTGCCTGAAAAATAAATACTGTATTTATTTTTGCGCTGGACAGCGGGTGGACAGCGGCTGGACAGAGTAAGTGGACAGAGTGGACAGAAGTCTGTCCACTTGGTCGAAAAAAAGTTCAATGATTTCAATGGGTTATCGCTTACTGTTTTTGACTCTGTCCGCTTTGTCCAGTACGGGAAATTCAGGTATTTTTCTAAGTGGTTGAAATTCCTGTACTTTTTTCCACTATATATATATTATTTTCTTTTATTTGGACAGTAAAAAAAATATATATATAATATAGAGGGGTCAGGAGGAGGGGGAAAATATATAAATATATTATATAAATATATATGTGTGTTTTCCGGAGCTCTGTCCACCCGTTCGCGTAACCCGCTGATTTTATTCCAAATCCACGACAAGGCTGGACAGAGAGCTTGTAACCCCTTGAAATTATTGGACTTCTTCTGTCCACTAAAAAGAGGCAAGAGTTACTCTTAGTGTTCTAGAGTAGGGACAGTACTTCTGTCCACTCTGTCCCGTCCACTGTCCAGCGTCCCGAGCTGTCCCGTCCAGTGTCCCATTGTCCCATACTGGACAGTCCGTCTGTCCACTGTCCACTGTCCAGCGTCCCGAGCTGTCCCGTCCACTGTCCCGTCCACTGTCCAGTACAGGACGGCCAACAAAAATACCTGATTTTTCCACACAGAAAAATAATTTATTTTTCCACACAGAAAAATAAGTGATTTTTCCGCAGGGAAAAATACAGGATTTTTCCCAAATAAAATACAGGAGGAAAAATGGAAATTATTAATCTCACTCCCCACGACATTAACATTGTGGCGGAGGGAACAAGTATTGTACTTGAGACCATTCCCGTATCGGGCGTTGTCGCCCGTGTGGGCATGGATGAGGAAGACCTTGGGATAAAAGGGAACATCCGTTTTGTGCGGGTGCGTCCCGGACGTCCCGTTAACGTACCGGAACCACGTCCCGGGACGCTGTTCATTGTGTCCCGTGCGGTACAGGAAGCACTCCCTGAGCGGCACGATTTAATCGTGCCGACTCACATGGTGAAGTCTCCGGACAGGCGCACCATTATCGGGTGCGCCGCGTTCTCTGTGAATTAGGAGGTATAGGAATATGAGACTTAGTCAGATGTCTATGAAACATTGTCCCGAGGTTGCGGAGCTGTACATAACGCCCCGCAATCTCGGGTTCTATGAACGCAACGGTGTTGAGGCCGTTGCGTTGGGGGCCCGTGTCGTACAGGATACGGGGCAGGCTGGAGCGCTGATAATCAGTGACGCCACTGTAGGTATCACCCCGCAGGGGCTGTATTATATGTCAGCGCACGACCTTCCGCGATTGTATAACAAAAACGCTGGCGGTAGGGCGTTTGACATTCTGCCGGACGGGCAGAAAGTTGTCGTCCTCTTCAAAAAGGAGGGGGACAGGCGTCCATATTATAATCTCACTCTGTACTACTACAGTACAGGAGAGCTTGAGGCGGTAGACCTGGGCTATCCGCCAGAATGGATAAGCATACGGATACTGAAAAACTGCTTGGGCCGTGTATCTATCACGGCCACGGCGTCCTCCACCTCTAAAACGAGGTACGTGGTATGGGAGTAGGACATTTCCCTGTTCACTGGCTCGTGCGCAGCATGGGGAAAACCGGGAGCAGATACAAGAGGATTGCTCTCGCATGGGCTTTGAACTTTATGTTCAAAGACTGCTGTCTTATCCCTGCTGGATTCTTTGAACTCCTATTTAATTGGTATCATGAGAAGTATCCGCTTACCGCTCTCACGGTTATGCTCGACTGGCTTAAGAGCCCGGTCGGGTCTGACAGGTTCAGGCCTGTAACGGCTGGCAGATTAACCCGTGAGATGGCAGACGGGTTCACATCCTATCTCCGTAATAACAAGGGCATTGCGAAGGGACGGGGTATTGCCCTGCTCCAGTATCTGAGGGCCCGGTATCATTCAGCCATAACCACAGAGCAGGGGCTTGTCCGTGTCGCTGAGCTGATGGTCATGCTCAGTTTGCCAATGAGTCTTAATAAGGACGCTGTGGAAGATACGTCCCGGTACAACTGGTTCATGGCTATGCACCTGCTGTACGGGTACGGCAATGGACAAATGAGCCTGCGGGATTTGGAGCATCTGTACAGGATGTTCCCAGAGTATTCCTGTACAGTTCCATTTCGTAATAACCGTGACTCGCTGGCCCGCATTACTACTGTGGGTCGCGAGGGTCTGTCGCTTAGGGCGGTGGATCTCCGGGACATTATCAAAAACATTACATTTTCAAATTGTAATTACGCACTGGCGCTGTACTCGCTTCTGCGCAGCCTGAGAAAATACGGCCATCCCATGGCCGCATATGCCACAAAAATAATAACATTCTAGCTAAAAATTAAGAGGTATAAAATGAGTAACGAAGCTCGCGCCTGTTATCTGGATATGGGTTTTGTGCTGAATGGTCAGCCTAACGGTCAGAAGTTCCCCGGGTATGACAAGCCGGGGGATTATACGCCTGAGGTCAGGCAGGATTATGTTCTGCCTGATTGGGCGAAGAAATACTTTGCACAGTGGCTCCGTTTCAGTGCCCGGTTAGGAGCGTTGTACGTTACTGGCCCGTCCGGATGCGGCAAGACGTCCGCCATCAAACAGGTGGCGGCACGGGCTAACTGGCCAGTGTATGAGTGTACCGCTCACGGACGACTGGAGATGTCAGACCTTATCGGGCATCTGTCCATGATGAAAGATGGGAGTATGTCCTTTCAGTACGGGCCCCTGTCTCTGGCCATGCGTGACGGCGGGCTGTTCCTGCTCAACGAGATTGATTTGTTAGACCCCTCTATTGCGGTTGGTCTTAACTCTATTCTGGATGGGTCGCCGCTTATAATTCCTGAAAATGGGGGTGAGATTATCCGTCCGCACAAGCGGTTCCGGTTCATCGCCACGGCTAACAGTAATGGCGGCGGTGATGACTCCGGTATGTATACCGGAGTACTCGTTCAGAACATGGCGTTGATTGACCGGTTCTCGGTTATTAAGGCCGGGTATCTTGATGAGAGTACCGAGGTGGCGATTGTTGCCCATCATAAGGGCAGTATTCCGGACGATGTTGTCATAAATATGGTCTCCCTTGCGGCAGCGGTAAGAGCGGCGAATGTCGGTACGGGGGAAGGCGTGCCCGTTGCCAAGACATTCAGCACGAGAACACTCGTGCAATGGGCCGAATGGACAAATGCCGTGTCATCCATGGCTGACCCGAACGGCCCCAGTCCTCTCCGTACCGGGCTGGACATCGCGTTACTGAACTCGTGCTCCGTGTCAGACAGGGTTGCCATACTGGAGATGGCGTCCCGTATATTTGGTGAAGACGTTATGGGCACGGCTGATAAGGCCGGGTCTGGCTCTGATGATGATGTGCTTGAATAGTATTGTGGAGGTTTAAAATGATTGTAAATATTAAAGATGTTGTCTCTTCTTCTGTTATTATCATGCCTGAGATTAAGGTCTGGACGGGCATGTCAAAGCTTACTGCGGGGGACTTCCCCCCGGAAGTACAGAAGAACCTGCCGCCAGACTATCTGGCGAAGCTCGGGAGCAAACAGCTGCTCCCTAAGGACTATCTCAGGGAACCGGGAGTTATCAGGTCAAGGACGTGGAACAGCCTTGTGCGTGTCGGGACGCACTTCCTCGGCGGGTTCCTGATTCCTAAGGTTCGTATACAGGAGGTGGAGGATTTCCTGCATGCGGACAAGACTGACTTTGAAGCGGCTGTCAGGGCTATTCTCAGCGGTCTTCCCAAGGCTGTTGAGGAGTGGCTGGCACAGACGCCAGACAAGTGGAAGTTCGCTATCTCTTCCGCCATTCCTACGGCTGGGGACATTGCTTCCCGGTACTCGTATGACTGGTATGAGTACGCTCTTGACCCGGAGGCGTGTAACAACGGCAGTGCGCCGCTTGGCAGAGTGCTGTCCAGCGCGTTCACTGATGAGATTGCCGCTCTTGCCAGGCGGCAGTATGAGATTATTGAGCCGAAGTCCAGCGTGTTTGGATTCAAGCTTAAGGGCATGGAGTCCCTGCGGGAGAAGCTTGAGGGGTACAGGATTACACTTCCCCTTGTGGGGCCTGTCATTGCCGCTCTGGATGACGCTGTGAAGAAGGCGCGTAACAGCAACGAGGGGATTAATGACCTTAAGAGTTTGCTTAATGTTATGTCTGACCCTGCGTCACTGGATACGTTCCTCTCTTCTGGCGGGGTCACGTCTGTCCCTGTACAGGAACCTGTGAAGGAACCGGAACCCGAACCGGAACCTGAACCGGAACCCGAACCGGAACCTGAACCGGAACCTGAACCGGAACCGGAACCTGTGGAAGACAGGCGGACTGAGCTTGAGCGTCTGCTTGCAGAGCTTCAGGAGAAGCTTGGTAAGAAGGAACCCGAACCCGAACCCGAACCCGAACCCGAACCCGAACCGGAATCTGTACAGGAACCCGTGCAGAACCAGCCCATTATTTTGGGCTATGATGACGATGAGGAAGAGTTTTAAGGAGGTGTATCATGTCAGAAAATGGTCTTTTTATAACATCAATGTCAAAGCTTGCGTCCATGCTGGGGGCAAGATATGGCGTTAAGGTACAGGTGTCAGGCACAGGTGCCTTTACAGATTACAACGGTAAGAGTCCTATAATTAATCTGCCGCTTGTTACTGCGGAGCGTGGTCAGGAGGTGCTGCTTCGTGGGTATATTGACCATGAGGCCGGGCATGTCCGGTATACGGACAGAAAAATATTTAATAACGTCAGAGTGCAGCAGAGATATTTCACGAAGACTCTCTGGAACATCTGCGAGGATGTGTATATAGAACGCCGTATGTCTGCGGCGTTCAGGGGGTGCGGGCAGAACTTACGGCGCATTGCTATCGTACTGTTCCGTGGGAAGATAGAGCCCACTACCTGTGAGCCCGTGCTTGAGCAGGCACTGAGTTATATCCTGTATGGGTGCAGGAGTATTCCCGTACAGGAACTTAGACCTGAGGCGGCTGTTCTGCGGGACGCGTTCCCGTGGCCCAGTATTCTCCCTGAGCTTGATAAGCTTATAGCCCGTTCGGCTGTGACGAAAAACTCAGATGAGTGCCTGTCCCTTGCTGAGGAAATGGAGGCTCTTATTATTTCTGCCTATAAGCAGGAGTATGGCGAGAAGCAGAGTCAGCAGGACAGTCAGGGTCAGGACAGTCAGTCTGGTCAGGGTCAGGACAGTCAGTCTGGTCAGGGTCAGGACAGTCAGTCTGGTCAGGGTCAGGACAGTCAGTCTGGTCAGGGTCAGGGTAGTCAGAAACCACTCACTAAGGAAGAGCAGAAGCGTGCCGCCTCGCTGAAGAAGAAGCTTGATAAGGCCATTAACAAGGTAGCAAAATCGCATATCGGCAGTGACAATATAACCCCCGGAGAAATGTGGGAGATAATGAAACAGGACATGGCCGCGAGTATTAACGCTGGTCATGGCTATTATAGTTCCGGAGCGGAGGATATAAAGCATAAGCTCGATATAGGTAGAGCTATCGCTGATAAGCTTGCGCCTAGGGACGACATCGAAAAGTATACGGGATGTCGTAGTATGACTATAAGAAAGGCTGCTGGTTGTAATCCGCTGTCACAGGAAGATATTATTCTCGGTGACAGAATGGCTGTCCAGCTTGCCAGCAGGATGTCGTCCGTTCTTCAGACCCGTTCTCTTGTCAAACGTGGTACTGGGTCAGTAGGAACAAGGCTTGATAACCATAGGCTGTATCGCCCCGCTGTCGGTGACGCCCGTATTTTTCGTCATGATATACCGGGACGGACTCCGGATGTGGAAATCATGTGTCTTGTGGATACGTCCGGGTCAATGTACGGGGACAGTATCTCTACGGTTAACCAGACTGCGTATGCTATCGTGAAGGCCACACAGAATATCCGTGGCTGTGCTGTGGGTATCATGTCTTTCAATACGACTATGGAGTCAGTAAAGGATATGCATACTTCGGTGCCTCCGGTACGGCTGACAAGGATGGAGGCGAACGGTGGCACAGCCCTTGGCAGTGCACTGATGCGTGTGCTGGACTGCTTCACGGAGAAGGCGCGCCGTCATGTTGTTATCATACTGACTGACGGCATGGCTGATGACCTGCCTATTCTGTCTTCTGCTCTGGACAGGGCGGAGCAGAATGCCGTTGAGGTGTATGGCCTCGGCATTGGAGACGGCGGTAGTTATATCGGTGACGTCATGGGCAGGAAGCATTTCAGCGAAGTTCGTCAGAACAGTGCGATTCCGGCGGCTCTGCTTGGTATGCTTGGGGAAGCTCTGCGTATCTAAAGTAAATAAATATCCCGTTAGGTGTTGACACCTAACGGGATATGAAATAAGTGAAACAAAAGGAGGCAAACGATATGAAAAAGTATCTTATGAACACGGCCACGGGTTCCATCGACACGGAGGAAAACTGGGTCAGAGACTGGCGCAGTATGTCAGAAGAAGAATGGGGGTCGCATGAGTTTGACCCGTTCGGTCTGCTTGTTGAAGTCCGTAAGAATGACAACGGTGAGTGGGAGGAGTGCGATGATGAGAATGATTAAAGAGTTTATTGCTGACCTGAAAATGCCGTTGACCAAACTGGAGGTGGCCTGTGAACTTGTGCTTCTGGCTTTCGTTCTGACAATCTGTATCATAGCCACATTGGTACAGGACTCATCTGTTGCGGAAGCGGGAAAGCCCGTTGTCGTGGAGCGCGTCCATACTGAGATTAAGGAGGTCCCTGTTTATATTGCTAAGCATGACGGGCTCAAACCTGACAACAAGCTGGCTGATAAGAACATTAACTTCCTGAACGTCAAAGCTCTGCCGGGCGGACAGAAATGGAAAGGGCAGGTTGGTGTGGACAGAAGAGGGTTTGTCATTTTCTCTTCACCTGAGTACGGCGTACGTGCCGCCGCCCACATATTAACGGCGTACTATGTCAGGCATGACAAAGACACACTGGCAAAAATAGTGAAAAGGTTCTCGACATCAGACCAAAAAGACTATACGGTCTTCCTGTCACATCAGATGAAGCTGGGAGCGAATGAGCCTTTTCATGTATTGGAGAGACTCCCCGAGCTTATGCGCTGTATGGCACGCTACGAATGTGGACGCTGGCTTCCCAAGCGTATGTTCGTAGGTTACGACATAGCCTCGGCCAGTTACAGGCTGGGGAAAGAGGAGAGATAATGAACATTGTCTGCGTGGATGACGGGCAGCGTTGGGTTCACTACGCCCGTCTTGGACTTGGCTTTTCCTATGGATTAACGTCTTACTACTCGGACGTTAATGATATTCCCATGGGGATTATTGATAAGCTTAATGCCGTGATTGACAGGCTTGCGGCTGTCGGTGGTGGTGAAGATAAGTTTCTTCGGCAGATTCCTGTATGTTATATTATTCAGGCTCCCCTGTACTGGTGGTCTGAGATGGATACATACAAGGTTGGCACAACGGCGCAGAGTGAGAGCACTATGCATAGTCTTGGCGGCGTGCCTGTGTTCTCTCAGTCCATGTTTGAGCGGACTGTCCCGTCCGATATACTGGACAAAATGAATGTGGTTCTCAGCCGGTACAAAGTGTCCCACAGCAGTAAGGATTTCCTTTCGTTGAAAGCTATGCTTCCGTCCGGATGGCTGCAACGCAGGATGTGGACTGCTAATTACGCAGTCATTAAAAATATTTACCGGCAGAGAAAAAACCACAGGCTCCCGGAGTGGCACCAGTTCTGCGACTTTATCAGAACCAATACTCCGATGATAATTCAGTCTATATTCAAGGAGGATTAGGTGATGACCTTTCAGGATCAGATGATGAAGATTGTTCTCCCCCGTCTGATTGACGGGCTGAACAATCTGAAAAAGGAAAATACGTCTCTTGAAGAGCGTATTAATATGCTGGAGGAAAACGTACAGGAACTTATCAAACAGGTACAGGAACTGTTTGTGGATACGGATGACCATGTTAGCCGGCTGAATAGTCTTGAGGCTGCGCTTGTGCATATGCAGGAGAAGCGGAGACGCGGACGTCCCCGTAAGGAAGAAGCCCCGGATAGTAACGACTAGATTATAGGATACGCCGGTTAAGCATCGCTGCTTAACCGGCTTGGAGGAGACGCCGTGAGAATTGTTGTACTGGACTTTGAGACGTACTGGAACAGTAAAGATTATACACTGTCGAAAATCGGCCCCATATCCTATATCAGGGACAGCAGGTTTTCCGCTCAGCTCATGAGCTACATTGTAACGGATGCCAGTACGATGACGTATGATAAGGTACGGGTAGCGGAACACGATAATATTCCCGCCGTGCTTGCCGCTCTTATGCTCGATGCCCCGGATGTGGTGACTGTTGCCCACAATGGGAATGGGTTTGACTTCCTTATTCTTTCCGAGATTTACCATGTGGTTCCGAGGATTGCCATAGATACCATGTGCATGGAACGGTGGACAGGGGTATCACGAATCCAGAATGAGTCACTTAAATCCATGGCGAAATTTTTCCAGTGCGGAGAGAAGGTGGAAGGTACGGTGATTTCAGACGGCAGGAATTGGCCGGAAGATTTCACGCCTGATGAACGTACAGCATTCATCCAGTACTGCCGCAATGATACGGAGCAGTGCTTCCTGAGCTTTAAAGCCATGCTTCCTTTCATGACTGCTGATGCTCTGCTCTTCAGTTCCATAACTGCCAAGATGGCATGCAATCCTGTACTCAGGCTTGATGATGACATGCTTACTGCGTACCTGAATGAGCTTTCGGATAAGGTCACTAAGGCGCGTAATGATATTAACAGGATGTTCATGTTCAAATCGGACGAGGACTTCCTGAAGGCGATTCGTTCTTCCGCCTCTTTCGTTAAGATGCTTGAGCTTCTCGGGCGTAAGCCGCCTATGAAATACAGCGTGGCGAAGTCAGAGACGAAGCGGAAAAAACTGGAGGCCGAGGGGAAGACTAATCTTAGCGAAGAGGATTACGCGGTTTATACTCCGGCTCTGGCTAAGTCTGATTTGGATTTCGTGGCCATGGCTTCTGACGCTGATGAGCGCGTGGCTCTTCTTGTCCGGACGAGACTGGAGAACAACTCCAGTATCCAAAGGTCAAGGGCTGAGACGTTCCATGCGCTGGCTAAGAGCGGCAGGCCGATGCCTGTTATGCTCAACGCGTTTAAGGCTCACACGTCACGGTATACGGCTGGCAACTCTGAGGGGAGCAGTGACAAGCTCAATCTTCAGAACCTGAGTAAGCGTGACCCGAGTCAGCTTACTCTGAGGAAAGCAGTACAGGCACCGGAAGGCATGGCCCTTGTAGCCTGCGACTCAAGTCAGATTGAAGCGCGTATTCTTGCTTATGTCGCTAACGAGACTGAGCTGGTTGACGCGTTCAGGAGAGGGGCTGACCCTTACGCTGACCTTGCTGAGAAAATCTTCCAGATTCCGAGTGAGAAGATTCATAAGGGCGCGAAGTCCGGAGACAAGAAACTGAAAGCGTACAGGAACGTTGGCAAAACAGGAATTTTGTCCGCGGGATACGGCGTAGGCTGGAGGAAGTACGCGGACACTTTGCTCCGTCAGGGTGTGCGCCTGAGCAGTGACATTGACCAGCATTATGAGATGGCCCATCATGCCCACAATGTTTACCGTGCCAGTAATCCGAACATCGTGGCTTTCTGGGATACGTGTCAGACGGTCATTAAGGCGATGTACCTTGGGTATTCCGGAGAGTTCGGCGGCCCCAATGATAATATCTTCCAGTATAGCGTAGCCCCTATATGCGGGAGGGACGATGTACCTACTATCATTGGACCGAATAAGTACACTCTGAGGTATTTCAAACTTTCCTGTGAGGTGTCTGAGAAGAACAACAGGGAGGAGTATTACTATACCAGAGTGAAGGGAAAGTCTGAACTGAAAACGAAAATATACGGCGGGGCGCTTGCGGAAAATCTGTGCCAGTATCTTGCTTTTGCCTTGCTACAATGGCAGGCTTGTCGTATGACAGAACAGGGGATACGGCTTATCGCCAATATCCATGACTCATTCCTTGCCATTTGTCCGGAAGACGAGGCAGAGCATACGAAGTCCGTAATGGAGTCCTGTATGTCCAGTGTACCGGATTGGCTGGGGGATTTCCCTGTCGCATGTGAAGCTGAGATAGGGAAGGATTACTGCATAGCTTAGCTATGTATTGATATAGAAAGGATTCATCCGTACAACTTTTATACGGAGGTTCTTATGTCGCACAGTAAAAAAGGAAGACCCCAAGAGGATTTGACTGGCCGGATTTTCGGCAGTCTGACTGTTCTTTCCTGCCTTGGGCGTGACTCGGGAAATAAGCGTTCAGTATGGCGATGCCGCTGCACATGCGGTGCCGTTTGCGAACGCACCAATCGTTACTTGAAAGAATCTACACGCTGTGTTTGTCCTGCATGCGACAAGACAATTCCACGTAGGCAGAAGCCTGTAGATGAGAACAATGGCAGACGCGCCGACATTGCGGGACGCCGCTATGGAAGGCTTACGGCAATAGAGCGTATCGACATTCGCAGACATCACGCGATATGGCGCTGTCTTTGCGACTGCGGGAATATAGTAGATGTAGACATAGCTTTGCTGACGGCAGGTCATACTCGTTCATGCGGCTGCTTACGTAAAGCTCTTACAGTAGAATTGGGCCATGCCGCTAAAACTCATGGTGCGTCTACTACACGCCTCTATAATATCTGGGCACGAATGAAACAAAGGTGCTACAATGAAAATGATAAAGACCATTACAGAAATTATGGGGCAAGAGGTATTTGCATTTGTGATGCTTGGCGGAACTCCTTTGAAAGTTTTAGAGATTGGGCTTTGGATAATGGTTATAATGATACTCTTACTATAGATCGTATAGATAATGATGGAAATTACAAACCGGCTAATTGCAGGTGGACTGATTCTGCTGGACAACACGAACATATCCGCAGACGAATATCGAAATTTACTAATGAGCGCACGGATTATAAAGCCATAGCATCAGCTACAGGTATAAATAAAACAACCTTATTCAATCGTATGCGTAAGGGGATGTCTCTAGTTGACGCAATAGCTAAGGAGAAGTAATTATGGGTTTTGTTTTTTCACCTTCAAATCTTCTTTCTTTTCGAGCGTGCCCCCGCAGGTTTCAGGCACAGTCCATAACGAAAGAAATTAAGTGGAAAGCCAGCGTTCAGAAATCCCGTGGCACAATTATTCATGGGGATATTGAGAAAGCTTTCTGTAAAGGCATGCAGTCCGTGACTCACTGGGATGACAAGCTTGATACTTCTTATGTGTCGAGCCTTATTGATACCGTGAGGGGTATAAAGGGACAGCTTCTTATTGAGAAAGAACTTGTCGTTACGGACAAGTTTAAGCCTACTAACGACTGGTGGGATGGGCACGCTCTTCTCAGGGCAAAGGCAGACACGCTCATCATTCCTGACGAGGGAGACCCGTGGCTTATTGACATTAAGACGGGGAAGAAATGGGATACGGAGGACTTCCAGCTTCGTGTTGAAGCCCTGCTTGTGCATCTCATCTACGGGAAGAATGTCATCAGGTACTCATATGAGTACGTTGATATTGGTGAGCGTGTCGAGGGTATCGTTGACATGTCCCGTGGGCTTCTCCCTGTACAGGATGTGGTTGATACCATGAGGGATGTGAAAGCCGCCATACGGGATAACTGCTTCCTGCCAGTCAGGAACAGGTTCTGTCGTTTCTGTGATTTCAATGGCAAGACGGAGTGCGGACTGTAGGAGGAAAGCTCATGGCGTTAACGCCGGAAGGAAAGGTAAAGGCTAAGGTCAAGAAGATTTTGCAGGAGTCAGGAGCGTGGTGGTATATGCCTATAGGAACAGGCATTGGTTCACGCAATGGTGTTCCTGATTTTCTCTGCTGCTACCGTGGTGTTCTGATTGGCATCGAGACGAAGGCCGGACGGAACAAAGCTACCGCATTGCAAATGCTTGAGCTTAGAAACATCTACAAGGCGGGAGGCTGTGCGCTGATAGTGAATGAAACCAACATCGAAGATGTTGCTAAGGCATTGGGGGCCGTAGATGCCAAAGAAAGGTACACGAATATCCCTAGGCTGAAAGAGGTGGAGCATGGAGACGTCTGATATAACAGTTCTTAGTGATGACAACTGGATATATCTGGGAGTCAGTGACCTGAAAATAATAAAGACCGGCAAGTCAGTACCGGGTATCGTTTACAAAGATTATACTGACAAGACCCTTTTCGCCGTGCCCCATACCGGTGACGGCTGTATGATAGCCGCTAACCTTGGTGCTGATGTTACTGACATTACACCCTTCATGTCTGACAGACACCCGCTTATCGAGGGCCGGTACAACCCGATGAAGCATCAGCTGAAGACCGCTTCATTCATCACTCTTCACCCGAGGTGCTACGTTCTGTCTGACCCCCGTACAGGGAAGACCGGAAGTCTGATTCTGGCTATGGATTATCTCCAGAGGCACGCTGAGGTAACAGGCGGGTTTCTCATTGTCACTACTGTAACAACAATAGACAGTGTGTGGATAGACAGTATCGAGCAGACTCTTCCGGGCGCGCGGATTGTCAGAGTGCATGGCAAAGGAAGAGAACATGCTCTGGAAACGCCGGCTGATTTCTATGTTACTAACTATGACAGTATCAGGATTTCAGGGAAGGCGTTTACAAAGGCAGTATTGGAGAAGCGTATCGGCGGTATTGTCATTGACGAGCTGACCCATGTAGGCAATTCGTCAAGTCAGCGTTTCAAAGCTCTGGACAACATTGTTAACAAGCTGAACCTCCGGTATGCGGTAGGAGTTACAGGTTCCCCCGCTGACAATCCCGAGGCTGTATACGGCATGGCACGGATGATTAACCGGAGTAAGCTGCCATGTCGTACTAAAACGGGCTGGCTTGACCTTGTGACATATCAGTATGGGCCTGAACCTTTCATGCGGAAGCCGTCTCCCAATGCCGCGTCCCGTATATATGAGACACTGCAACCGGCGATACGGTTCGCGAAGTCCAGCGTTATTGACCTGCCGCCTGTTGTCACTCAGACCCGCCGGTGCTCCATGAGCGCCGGGCAGAAGAAAGTCCACGATGACCTGAAGGCCGAGGCTGTGGCTATACTGGACAGCGGCGCTACAATTACAGCGGCGAACGGCGGCGTGCTTTTCCAGAAGATGATGCAGATGGCGCAGGGGTTCGTGACAATAGACGGCATGCCTGTACCGCTCCAGCACAAACAGCGTACTGACACAATAATCGACTGTATCAATGAGACAAGCCATAAGGTTGTTATCTTTGGGGTCTTTGTATTTTCAAACCACCTGTTAGCGGAAGAGCTTAAGAACGCCGGGTTCTCCGTGGGTATCATAGATGGCGGTGTGTCGGCGAAGAGCAGGGCTGAGCTTCTGCACAACTTCCAGTACGCACCTGACCCTAGAGTACTGATATGTCATCCTACGACAACGGCTTTCGGTGTGGAACTTTCCGCCGCTGACACTATGATTTTCAACGGGCCGCCGATGCTGGGCGGGTTCATCTATGCACAGGCCCTTGAACGCCTGAGCTCTGCCAAACAGAAGGCGCCGAAGATTTCAGTCATCCGGATTTTATCTTCTCCGGAAGAAGAAAAATCTTTCAAAAGTCTTGACGAAGGTAAAGAACTAGGGCAAACAGTATCTACACTATTTGAGGAGTTGAAGAATGAGCACAACAGCTAAAGACTCAGGAAAAGAGTTGAAGGAATTTCTTGAGAAAAACCTACCGCCTCTTTTCCCCCGTGCCAGTATTAAGGAGCTGACTAATGGGATTATCAGCTACAGGACTATGACTAATCTTGACTTTAAGAAAATGGGCCCCCCTATAGTAAAGGTAGGAAGGAAGGTCTGCTACAAGAAGGAGGACTTTATCGCTTGGGCTGTGGAGTATTTCTGTTTAAACTTTAAGTAACTGAATTTCTGTGGAGGGTTATACTATGTCAGGTTTGAATGAACTTGCCGCGCGTCTCGTACAGGTAAGAGCCAGAAGGCTTGAGCTTGAAAGTCAGGCAGATGAAATCAGGAATGGGGAAGAGAAGGAACTGACGGATCAGATTATGGCGCTTATGAGTGCTGATGGTCTGAAGTCCTGCAACATCCCCGGAGTAGCACGGTTGACTACACGGACTACTCACCACTATGAAATAACAGATATTGAGGCATTATCCATGACCATGTTCAAGCAGATGATTCTGGCGCTGAAGTCAGGCCGGAATATTTCTGATGGACTGATGTTCCAGCGCCGTCCGAGCAAGGAGAATATTGAGGCGTACATGCACGATGCGCTGAACCTTTCCCCCGAGGACGAAGGGTACAATACCGCATGCGCCGGGGCTGGTATCGCGTACGTGGATAAGGATGTTCTCTCTGTAACCAAGGCTTAGTTAAGGAGTTTATAATGGCTAATCTTCCCGTTTCCATGGATTCCATGTTTGTCAGTTCTTCCAGTCTTTCTCAGCTTCCTGAAGAAATTACCAAGACCTTTGCGGCATCATATGAAGATGCTTTCGCCGGTATGGGCGGCGCCGGACAGCGTAGGATTAGGATTCGCAAGACGGATTTTGAACTGCTTGACGGCGGTTCTTCGACTGCTATTCCGGCAAACGAACTTGCTGGTGTCTTTGTCGGCGCGGCAAAGAGCAACTATGCTGTCTGGTATGAGCGTGATTATGCCCCCGGTCAGGAACCTGAAGCGCCTGACCTTATCTGGGAAATTGACTCTGCCTGTACTGTTTTCCCCGATGCCCTGCCTGAAGAATACAGGCATAAGGTCATGCGCGGCGGCAAGCTCCGCTGGGGTTTCCAGATTCGCAAGAGGCTTGCGTTTGTGCTTCTCCGCAATTTCAACGGAACCAATGTTCTGGACTGTGACCATCCTTATATTCTGGATGTGACGGCCATGTCCCTGTACGGGAACGGGCTCCCTCAGCAGAACATGTTCAAGTGGGCTGGTCTTCGTGACCTGTGCCAGCAGTACTCTGTCGGTAATATTCAGGTTACGCCTAGTATGTTCCTGACGCAGATTGTCCTTGACCCGACTGTCTCTGTGTCGGGTGTGGTCATGTTCCGTCCTTACTTCGACAGGAACAACCATCTGGCATTCCTTAATCCTGATATTATGTCGCAGGTCTATGAGACGGCCTGTTCTGAAGGAACCCGTGAGCTTCTGACTGTCAGGGAGAAGCTCACTTACGGTGATGATAATGAGAACGCCGTTCCGGTACAGGAACACAAGCCCGCTCCCAAGCCTGCCGCTCCCAAGCCTGCCGCTCCGGTGCAGGAACCCAAGCCCGCTCCTGTACAGAAGGAAGTGAAGGCCGAGGTTCCCCATGCCGAGCCTGTCAAGGACGCGGCCATGCGTAGCCTGCTGGATCAGGCTGAGGCGGCTATGAGTCAGGGCAAGACTGAAACTGCCTCTCACAATACGGCAAAGGCCGCTCCGGCTCCTGACGAAGGGCCCGTTGCGAACAATGTGCAGGCGCTCCTTGACGAGCTGAGCTTCTAACTGATATATGCCGGCCAGTCCGATTGCTCCGGACTGGCCGGGAAATCCCATAACACTCTTGCTTTTTCCATGTGAGCCTGATAGGTTTCTTACACACAAAGGTTTGCCTGCTAAGAGTCCCGCCCCGAGATGAGCATGGTCATGGGTGCACCTCTTCCCGGACTAATGCGCTGGAGACTTCTCGGGTCGGGACTCTCATCAGGCAGGCCAGTATCTCCAACTGGCAAAAGGGGTGTTTATGAACAGTACAGAATTTCTCTCGGCGATACTTCCCCCAATAAAGAGCGGGATATTCGGGCCGGAACAGACGTATTATATTCTTGCTCTGAAGGGAAACGAGCTTCGTTCCTTACGGGCCGACAGTACTGACTTTATCATAGACAAGTGTAACGAGTTCAGTGCCAAAGGTTTCGATACCTATATGGCTATGGCCTCGTTCGATATCTATGTACCGGGGCGGAAAGCGGCGAATGCTGTTGGGGCCCAATGTCTGTGGGCTGACCTTGATATAAAGAAGGCGGACTGCCGCTATCAGACAAGGGAAGAAGCCCTTAAGACTCTGGTTGATTTTGGCAAAGCTACCGGGCTTAAGCCGAGTATCATTGTTTCATCCGGCAAGGGGCTGCATGTTTACTGGCTCCTTAACAGGGTCGTGAATGCAGCCGAGTGGAAACAGCTTGCCAATAATTTTCTTAGCCTCTGCACCAAACACAACATGGATGTTGACAGGGCAAGGGCAAGAGATATAGCGAGTGTGCTTCGTCTCCCCGGTACGGTACATCAGAAGACAGGAACCACCGTATCAATCCTGCTTGCTACGGACAGGAAGTATGACCCTGAAGCGTTTGGAAACATATCTGTTCCCGCCCCGGTACAGCGCCATCCCGTACAGGCTCCCGCTTCCCCGCAGGATTTCTTTGGGATGGGGCCGGAAGAACCAGTGTATGACGGCGTAGAGATTGCGCGGAACTGCAATCAGATAATGACCATGGGGAAGCAGTCATACCCCAACTGGTTCGCCGCTATGTCTGTTCTTCGCCGCTGTAAGAACGGTCTTGCCGTGGCTAAGGTTCTGTCCAGTGCATGCCCCGAGAAGTACAATGAGGCAGATACCGAGAAGCGCTTTTATGAGGCTTATCCTGACAGACCGGCCCGCTGTGATGTATTCAGGGTGAACAATCCTGAGGGTTGCAAAGGCTGTAAGTACGCCGCTGTTCTAAACTCTCCGGCGTCTTTACACCGTATCCTGCATTCAAGGCAGGCGGAAATATCAAAGCCTGTTGTCCCCCCGCAGAATGACAGTCATATCACTATTCCGGACTGGGATAAGGACTGCGGTTACACAGCTCTTAATGACGCTGATGACCACTCCCATTTCTCTGTACTGGATGACGGGATTCACTGGTATCCGTTTGACCCGAAAGAGAAGGTCGTTGAAGACGTGCGGATATTCCAGAGCCGCCTCTATTACATACGAAGCGAAGTCTATATAGATGACGCCGAGCGTCCGCATCGTATGCACGTCTTCAGGGTGGAACGCCCTTCAGGATGGTGCGAGACTGTCCATTTTGACTGCGACAAGGACAGCGGACAGAATGTTAATAAATGGTTTCTCAACGCTGGTATAGCTCCGCTTACCCCGCGTTGTGACACACGGGTTATGAATATGCTGATAAATGCCTATCTATCCAAAGTGGAAACTGACCCGAAGGAACGTATATCGTATGACCATCTGGGATGGCAGGATATTACTGACCCTGTATCCAAAGAGAAGCATAAAGGGTTTGTGACTGGCGCTGGTGCCGTGATGTCTACAGGACTTCACCCTGTGGCCTTTGGTGGTATCGCGCGTACCTCCATACCGCAGATGTGCGGCCATGCCGGTACTGTGGAGAAGTGGTCTTTCGTCCCGAAGATGTACAGGGCACTGGACCAGAAACTGGGTCAGTTAGCCATGTGTTTTTCCTTCGCCGCTCCTCTCATGGAGATAGGCGGCGGTGACGCCAACAACTGCATGCTGTCCATATGGTCAAGCGAAACAGGTTGTGGCAAGTCTCAGCTTTTGAAGTCGTGCGCTTCTGTATGGGGCAATCCGAAAGAGATGTTCTTCTCTAAGGATGAATCCATTACCGCACGGTGCAGACGTATGTCCGTGCTGAACAACCTGCCTGCCTGTATGGATGAGGTTACTGACCTTACTGACGAAGACCTCTCTAATCTGGCCTTTGTTATTTCTTCCGGTAAGGAGAAGAACAAACTTCGTGCATCGGGCGCTGAGTTTATTCGTACAGGGCGGTGGGCCACATGCACGTTCCTGACTGCTAATAAATCAGTAAAGGAATGCCTTGCCCGTTACCATACTGATACGAGCGCCACACTCCAGCGTATTATGGAGTACCGGTGCAACTTCTCCAGATACGACAACCCCAAGATTCGTGAGTTCATTCAGAAATGCGCCAAGCTGTATGATGAGAACTACGGTATCGCCGGGCCGGAGTTCCTAATCAAGCTCTTCCAGTATCCTGAACGGCTGGTATCCCTGCGCAATTATGTTGAAGACTGGGGACGCCGCAACGGCTTCTATCAGGAAGAGCGTTTCATGTCGAACGCTCTTGCCATAGCCCTGAAAGCCGGACGCTGGGCCGTAGAGTTCGGCCTTCTTGACTACGATATGGACGCTCTTGAGAAGTGGGTTCTCAAAGATTTTGTCCCGTACAACCGCAAGGCTACATGCAAAGCTGAGACAAAGTGGGCTGTTGCTTTCGGTGATGTGATACAGGATATGAGCCGTAGTACTCTGGTTGTCTCCGGTGCTAACAGGCTTCCTAATGAGCCAGACCCCGGCAATCTTGTCATGCCTGACAAGTATGTGAAGTACAGGCCCAATAACGGGGTTATCCTGTCACGCTATGAAATTCGTAACAGAGTGCTGTACATATCCAGCAAGGCTGTAAAAGAATGGTGCCAGAAGAATAACGCATCTCCCGGCACCGTGCTTGAAGCCCTGCGCGTTGACGGCTTCCACATAAAGGAAGAGCGGATTAATCTTGGCAAGGGTGTATCTACCATCCCGTCAGCCCGCATCAGAGTGTGGCGTCTTGACAAGGATGACCTTGACCGGCTGGATTACATCACGCCTTCAGGGAAGTCTTAATCTCCGCGGCTGAAATTATCCTCTGATTGGATGACCCACGCCACTCAAGGTCAAGGCTCTTCCTCTCCTGAATGAACGGCCCGTCTATCAGTGTATCTATACTGGTAAGCAGACCCCTTATATCTGTACGGGTACGGGCTTTCTGTACAAGTTCTTCCAGTGTGTAGCCTGTATAGCATATAATCGGCAGATGCAGTTTCTGGTGAATGGCACGGGCTAGAAGAGTAAGAGGGAGCGCCTTATCGAACGGTTCGCCGCCTGAGAAAGTGACCCCGCTTATAAGGTAGGTGTGCGCTATTCTCTCGTACAGTTCTTTTAACGGCATATCAAACCCGCCTGCGTAATCGTGGGTTTTGGGGTTATGACAGCCGGGGCAGTTGTGCCGGCACCCCTGAACGAATACGACATAGCGGATACCGGGGCCGTCAGTTATGCTGTCGGGGATGAGACCAGCGAGTCTTATGTTCATATCAGTCTCCTAAAAATCCCCCGTACTGGAGGAGCCGGAACCAGTACGGGGGACTATTATAAAGCCGCTGGGCGGGGCGGCTTACCCGATGCTGAAAGTGATTGTCTTAACCGCGGTCTTTGTCCCATTCAGATTGGTCAGGGCAATACTGAACGTGACATCTCCAGAGGACGCCGGAGTACCGCTAAGTACAAGACTGCTTCCGGTTCGGGTAACAGTGAGCCAGTCTGGCGCGCCTGATACAGTGACCTGTACAGGGTCAGTGCCTGTGAAATCTATGGTACCACGATAAGCGGTACCTGTAGAGCCAGACGGCGTATAAACGGACAGAAATTCAGCGGGAGTTTTGGGGCAGTCGCCGCTTTCACAACAGTCATAGTTGCATATCAGGTCTTTAATCACCGCTATGACTGTAGGCGAGACAGAGGAAACACATGTACCGATAGGATGTTTTACCGCTTCAGTACCGGACAGGCCCCTGTCAACTATAAGGACGCCCTGTTCCAGATGAGCCTTTACTGTCTCTATATTCGCGTCATCCCGCAGTGTCAGATAAATATATGAGCCGCTGTCTTTGAGTATAGAGGCAAGGTCAGAGGCGGCTTCTTTTGTGAGCGTGATATATTTCCCACTTTCCTCAAGCGGGGCGGTGAGAAATGCTGTGAAAAATTCTGACGTCATACTCATTACTTATTCTCCAACGCAGTGACACGGGCTTCAAGTTCCTGTATCCGTGCTTCCAGTGCGGACGTATCAGCGTCTTTTCCCGGAAGCCCCTGCGGCCCTGCCGGGCCCTGCTTTCCCCTTTCTCCGGGGATTCCCTGCGGGCCCATAAGCCCTGTCTCTCCTATCGGCCCCCGCGGTCCCTGCGGGCCTGTATCTCCTTTCTCCCCTTTCGGGCCTCTGGCTCCTTCAGGGCCCCTGTCGCCTTTCTCTCCCTTCTCTCCCTGCGGGCCTCTGGCTCCTTCAGGTCCACGCTCTCCACGCTCTCCACGCACTCCCTGTACACCCTGTTCCCCTTTCTCGCCCTTGTCTCCTTTAGCACCCTCTTTGCCTGTATCTCCCTTATCTCCTTTCTCGCCTTTGATGGCGTCACTCCATTTGAGCTGGAAGATACTGTCAGGGTCATAGGTGAGAACCTGACCGGGTTCGGCTCCAGTGGGGATGACAAACGGGGTGGAGCATCCTTCGGTACAGATGCCGCATCCTTCTATATCTTTACTATGGATGGCCATTATTGAATCTCCATGGTGCAGTTATTAAGCATCAGCGTGACAGCGGTCTGGTCAATGAAATGGTCAGAGCACTCAGGGCCGAGGTCTATATCAAATACTGCCAGAGTACAGCAGGCAGGTTCCGGTTTTCTGGGTTCCGGTTTGGGCTCCGGTGTATCAGAACAGCTCATTTCCCCGAACGCAAATTCAGGGGGCAGTATGGCTTTCTCCGGTTCTGGGGATTTACCGAGTGAGTACAATGGAACCATATTAAGAGGTTTCATTTTGGGTACGAGCCGGATAATTCCTGTATATCGTCCGGGGGGTATGGTACTGAGCTTGTCACCGATGCGGAATATCACACGTCCTTCGTTGTCAGTATTGAACGCAGGGAAGCACATTACAGGAACGTCAGCCGGTCTGGTGTTGGCTACGTCTTCTCCTGTACGGACTCCGGGCCAGCATCCATAGAAGAACCATGGTGAACCTCCAACACCGCAGTCACAGGGCTGTCCTGCTTCACCTGCTATGATGAGAAGCTGAAGCCCGTGCCAGTCCACAAGCTGGGACTGGTCGTATGTTTTTATCCGGAACGCTATACGGGATACTCCCTGAGTAAGGTAGACAATCATGGTTTATTCCTGTGACAGTACTGCAACTGCCCTATTATACGCGTTGTTCTGATTTTCATACCGGATACGGAACAGCTCTTTCAAGCCTTCGTCATCGTCAAGGTCAATCAGACGGGCAATCTTTTCCTTGGTTCCCTGCTGTGCCTTTTTGATTTCGCTGTCAGTATCCAGAATAGTCAGAACCTTTATAATATCAGGGTCATCCCATCCGGCATTGCGAAGCTGACTAACACGCCACGCCCTGTATTTCTCCGGCTTGGCTATAATCTTCCTGTCGCCTGTCTTGAGGACAACGCCTTCCTGTCTGACACGGGACATAATCTCTGCCTTGTATCTATCGTACAGACTGCGGCCTACGTCAGTAATCTCACCTCTGTACATAGTACCGCCAAGCCCAAAGGCCACAGGGCCGAGCTTGTTGTACATACCCTTTTCAGGATTGTTGGCAGGGTTCTTCTCAGCATCGATGTACGAGGGGATGAATCTCAGGAAGCCTGTGGCGTATCCGCGAAGCAGGGCTTTGAGCTGTTCCGGAGCAAAATCAATACCGGTAGTCTGGAGAATCTCCTTAGCGAGATTCTTATATACTGGAGCAGTAGTCGCCCATCCGGAATCCGCCGCTGAAGTATAGGCGCCTTCACTGGCGCTGTAATAAGTAATAGGCCGTCCCTTGTAGTTACGGTTGACAGCGACATCCTCTATAGGACGGAGCAGCGCGGGGGAGAGAACCTGCATAAGCCACGTAGCGGGAGACATGGAGAAGTTATAGCTGGGGGCGTCAGCGGGGGACATCTGCTTGGCAATAGCGGCCATAAATTCAGGCATGACATCCTCAGCGGACGCGATACCGCGTTCCATTCTGTCCATAGCTATTGCCATACTGGACGCAAGCTGGGCGATACCGAAGCCAATCGGCATTTTGAAATAATCGCCCTTATCGTTTGTCGGTATGGGGATATACCGGCACAGGTCACTGATAGGCAGAGAGTCAATACGATACGCGCCTGTATCCTCATCCTGTCCCAAAGACTCACGGGCAAAGCTGTACAGCATGTTGCCCACAGCGGTAAGTCCTACGAACGTAGCCATACCCCTGTATGACATATGGAAACCACCGTCCGCGCCCGGAGCGAGCCCCACGGTACGGAGCATGGCACGCGCGCCCTGAAGTGTGGGGTTGGTGAAAGGGAAGAACATACGCAGAGCGTTTGTGTACTGGCCTGTCTGGCTCTGGTCCATAACTTCCGATACAGCGTTGGCTGTCTGGGATGGCTCAATACTGCGTTTGCGCATGGCCACGTACTGTGCCAGTGACGGGGTAAGGTTCCAGACATCATTCCATGCGTATATCCATTTGGCTACTGTTTCACGCATGCTGCCGAACCGGGAAGCAATGCGGTCAACAAGCTTTTCCGTCTGATTATTCCTATCAGCGTAGTATTTATTCAGGTTGTTAATGTTATTGATAAGGGAGGTACTCTCCTTACCGATAGCACGGGAGTATGTGTAGTGCAGTCCGGCCTCGGTAAATTCCCTGAAGTACTTCCCGTACTCACTGTTCGGGTCAAGCCTGCCTACGGTATGATGAACGACAGCGTTGAATGCTTTGGGAAGCTGGCTGAGATATGAACCAAGCAGTTTATATCCGGGGACATGCTGGCCATAGCTGTCAACATAATCACGGTTAGCCATGTTAACGCCGCGTTCCATAAGGTCACGCGCTCCGTTGCAGGGGGCGAACCCAATATTGAGGCTCGTACAGGAGTGACCCATCATGGCTGTGGCTTTGGCCAGAAAGTTCAGTCTCTCATCCAGACGCAGTACGGACGTCATAGCGTCATTAAGTTCTGCGCCTGTGATGTGGTTCTTCTCATCGCTGTACCGGACGTCGAACTGAATGAATCTGCGGTCATAGATTATATTGCCGGCTTTATCCCTGACATACTTTCCCGTAGAGTCCAGTCTGGGAGCGATGAAGTTAAGACCTCCACCATGTGTTGAAGAGCTGGTAATGGCATAATACATATTGCGTTCAGCTTCGCTCGGGCTGAACTGCATACGCATGAGGTGTTCATAGCTGATAGAGTAGAAAGGATTGTGCGTCATGGCGTATTTGCCTACGCCTTTGCCACCTTTCTTTATGTTGCGCTGAAGTTCTCTGGCGTTCTTTATATCTTCAATTGTATAGTTTCTGAACCTGTCCCGTGCGCTCTTGGGAGCATTTTCTGAGAATGGGTCTATGCCCTGCTGAATGTAATCATTGTAAACAGCAAGTTTGTTTCTGGTACGTAGATTATAATTCATGGCCTGTTCCGCCGAGTACATAGCCATAGCGGCTTTGGACATACCGACACGGGCCGCGGCTCTATTGGCGAAATGCTGTATTGTATACCATGCGCTGACAGGCGGCTGTTTCATACCCTGGGCCTGATGGAACTTGCCGGGGAGGTAGTTGTCTGTATCTGTTACTGACCTGCTTACGTTGTCCTGATTCGAAGCGAATGGAACAAAGTCATCATAGTCAGCGAAATATTGAAGCTGTTCCGGAACAACCTGCCCGGCTTTGGACAGGTCGGTCATGGATGCTCTGATGACGCCGGCCATACTGCTCATGATTTCCTGCTGCTGTTTTTCGCTCAGGCCATGACGGATAAGGAGCTCTTTAATTTTAGCGTCTCTGGCGGCGGCGTCACTGTCCAGAAGTCCCGCAGTAGGATGTTTTGAGTCATAGAGGAACGGACCCTGTATGTTACGGTTAGCCGTCAGCCATTCATGATTAGCGAACAGCTGCGCATATTCCTTACTGAGATTGATATGTGCTATGTTGGCATCCGGCTTGTTGATGTCAAACTTATCTTTCTCGGCAATGGCCAGAATTTCATTCATGCGCTGCTGCCAGTTGCGCAGAATAATGTCAGTATGGACAGGCATCTGGGACAGGTTAAGCCGGTCGCCAATAAGTTCAAGTGTCTTATTGACTGACAGAGTGTTGTCTTTAAGATACCGCTTCGTCAGCTTGCGGATGTTGTCGAGCTTTTCAGAATAACTACTGCGGAGACCAGAGACAGTACGGAAACCGTCCTGTATGGAACTGACCAGAGGATGTTCCATAATGGAACGTCCCTGTACGGGAAGGGTGCGGGCAAGGAACATATATACAGGGGCCAGTCTGTCAGTAAACCTGCGGGCCAGACCGCTGGAAAATCTGGTGTACAGGTTCATTGTTTTAGCAATACGTCCCGTGAGGTTTCTAAAGTTGTCGAGCATGCGCTTCTTTTCCTGCTCACGGTAGTTGTTAACTTCCCTGATGTATTCGGAAGCCATTCTGCCAATAGCTTTCTCATCTGTCTGGGTGAGACGGATACTCCCTCCGGCAGGGGCGGAGCCGATATTCTCGTTAATACTGTTTGCTGTATTAACCTTCTGCGAAATGGCATCCGCTTCGGCGTCAGGAACAGAGGGCTCAGCTGTATCCGTATCAGCGGCGTTATGGAAACTGCCCTGAGTGAAACCGCCGCCATCCTGTTTCATCTCGTTTTCAACATCTTTGCTTCCGTAACAATCACTCATGGCTACCTCTATGAGATACAGGGATTATCACCGTTGAAGGCTTCCTTGGTCTTATCATTCTGTACAGTCATCTTTTCAGGTGACATAGTGTCTGCGTTTTTGTTATTCCGGGCTGTGTCACCCTGTACCATATCAGAGAAATACTTGATATTATCCACATCTTCCGCTGTGAACAGAGCGTTGGTATCCTGTCCATTGGAGTCAAGAATACGGATTAGTCTATCCTCCATAATCTGGCTGACTTCTCTGGGGAATAATTTTTCCAGCGGTTTGACTGCATAGTATGGATTTGGCTCGCTGAGTGGAACATCAGTAAATCGCCTTGCTTCAAAGGCGACAGTATCTATTTTTTTGTACAGGTCATAGTTGGAATCAAGAAGCTTATCCGTTGTCTTAGATTTGAGTTTTTTGCCAACTTTACTACTCTCACTGACATGACCCCGGAAGAGCATGTAATTGAGCAGGTCGGCAATACGTTCACTTGTAGGAGCAGTACGTTTCTTTCCCTTTGCCTGAGAGGCAGCTTCCTTGGAGAAGAACTCTTTTAGTTCGTTAAAGACCTGCTGGTGAGTTTCTTTCAGCTTAGGCTTCTCTCCAGTATCAGGGCTTCTCTGGCCTGTGCTTCTTTCTGTCCCAAGGCTTCCTGTGCTCTGACCTGACTCTGCATTTCCAACGGTTGCTGATTCAGTACCTCGTCCTCGGTCAGCCGGCTCTGGTCTTCCTGCGGTACTCCTCTGTTCTCCAACATTGACCGCATAATTTTCAGGCGCAGAGGCGTTTTCATTGGGCCGCCTGCCGCTCCCTGCCGTCTGATTTCCCTGATTATCTGCTCTAATTTCCGCAGGGTTTCTATTGGTAATGGGTTCAATAATTCCTGCGGTATTGGCTGCCACTGGGCGATTAACGTCAATATCCGGCGGATTAACTGTTCCTTCTCTGAGTTGTCTAACAGTTCCATCGGGGGTAACTGATTGCGTTCCCTGTATGTTTGTCTGATTGCGCTTCGTGTTTCCACTACGTCTTCTCTTTCCGGCGGGGCTGATATTTACCGGTGCAGTATTCGTGGTAATGGGCGGAAGAGCCTTTCTGGCTCTGTCCTCATTAATTAAATCAAGGAGAACCATTTCCCTGTTCTGCGGGACGGCAGACTGTCTCTTTCTTCCGGATGCGGCAGTCCTCTGTTGTCTGGCTCTTTTCCCAGTTCCAGCCGGCACCATGTCAGGGGTAATACCGGGGAGAAGCCCCGTACTGGTATCAGGCGCAGACCTCTGAGCCTGTGCCAGCAGGCTGGACAGGGGCGTCTCGACTCTTTCCGTGGGAGCGGAAGGAGCTACCGGATGCTCCTGTACAGAAGAAGCCATGGCCGGAGTTCCCTGAGCAGGGGCGGCAATGTTTTCCTGTACAGGAGCAATAGGCGCTTCAGGTGCAGGGGAAGCAGGAGTTTCCATCGTGGCAGGAGAAGCGGGCGTTTCCGGAGTGACAGCGGAAGCAGGAGCCTCAGGAGCGGCAGTGGAAGCAGGAGTTTCAGCCTTTTTCTCTGCCGCGAAATCTTCCGCTCTGTACTGCATAGGAGCAGGAGCTTCCGGTGTTGCGGTGTTGTTCCTGTTAAGGACTCTTCGTCCCGCCACACCCATAGCGCCGCCGATACCGGCCATAGCGCCGCCGTACAGAGCAGACTCACCAATACCGTTAGTGATGCTGTTATTCTCTCCGGTAGCGGCATTATAGTTAGCGTTACTGCCCAGAGTATTAACAGCGTTAGACGCGGCTCCTTCCACTACAGCAGGTACAGCGCCATACTTCACAGGTCTGTTGAGCACTTCCCTCTGGATGATATACGGCGCCGTTTCATCACGCATAACCTGATTAACCATCTGCTGTCTTTCAGCACTGGTTATGGCCTCTGCCGGAACCTCAGCGCTTTGCCGGGCGGCGGCTCTGCTTGTCAGGGTCTTATCGACAATATCTTCCGCCATAGAGCGGGCTTCACGTCCCGCGCTTCCTGCACCGGAACGGATAAGACCAGCCCCGATACGGGACGCCGCGGCGGGGATAAGGCCGGACGCGCCGCCTATAGCGGCATTCATTGCGGCCTCTCTGTATTTAGCGTCATTATACGCGGCGATGCGCTGGTCTTCACTGAGTGTCTCATCCTCGGCAAGACGCTGACGAAGACCGACATCACCGCTGACAGCGTTACCTGCGGCTCCTGCCAGCGTACCTCCGATTACTCCGGCCAGCGGAACAGCGGCTGTACCTCCTGTCAAGGCGGACGCGCCAAGAACACCAGCCGCCGTACCGATTGTCTGTAAAGCAGTACCGGGGTCCTGTACCATGGTATTCACCATGTTGCGCGCGGTTCCCATGAAATCGTCATTACGGTCAGTAAGACCGCGGCCTTCTCTGGTGCGAAGGTCAGTCTCTTTCAGGTCAGGGTTGCTGTCTATGATAGCCTGAATGCGCTGTTGCGATTCTTGGTCTTTTCTGTCACGGGTTCTGTCGTCATCGCCAAGCGTGCTAATCCAGTTAGACAGGGACTCCGCTCCGATACGGGCGCTGTCGATAAGACTGGAGAAACCGCTGGTGTCATCAATGGCCTTCTTCTCAGTCCTGACCTGATTGTTGGCTCCGGCCAGTTCACGCGCGATAATAGCGGAGGCATCATCAGTGCCTCCGTATTTCTGACTGAGTTCCTTACGGACTGACGCCAGCGTTTCACGCTTTGTCTCGTTACTGGCTTTAGGGTCATTCAGTACAGCATCGAGCTTGCCAAGCGCAGGGTCAGCGCGCACGCTGTCAACTGTCTGGTTATGCTCCAGAGCCTGAAGGTTGGCTTTACGCTCATCTTTGGAGTTACCGGTAATGGGAACCTGTACGTACTTCCCTGTTTTCGGGTCAAGGACGTTAGCGTATGTAACTTTACCGGATGAGCCGTTCCCGCGTCCCCCGCCGCGCCGGCCCCCGCCAGCGGCGGCACGTGCCTGAGCCAGACGGGACGCAAGAATCTGTCTGGCCAGAACACTGATAAGCTGGGTGTCGTCTATTAGTTTGTTAGGCTGGACTGTGCCTGATACGCGGGGAATGTCAAAGGCCATGGACGCTACTCCACATTTACTGAATCTATAAGGTCCCGAAGTTCGTTATCGTAATCCGTAGGGTACTCCTTCGGAGCCGTTACTGGATTAATAGCATTTTGCGCCGCCATTAGCAAAAGACGGTTACGTGCCGTATCCTCGGGGGACATAGGCTGATACCTGCTCTGGAGTTCAACCCGGTCCATTACCGGAAGGACAACATCCACCGCCGGACTTTCTGCTTTGTCATTGGACAGAAGAATATCTTCTAACATAGGTCATTACCGGGATGTAATCTGTACAGGAGTGCGGTTATCGGCGCTCTGGATGTAGTCATACCCATTGCGGAGGATAGAATCTGCCAGAGTACCGCCATTTGCAGCCGGAGCGTGCGTGTTGAGAAGAGCGTTACTATTAGCAACGGGGCCGATTGTCGCAGGATAAGGAATGGGGATAGGCGCAGTGAAACGGAAACCGGCTTCTTCCTGTACAGGATAATCATAAATACCCATAGCGGCGTTATATCTTTCCTGCGCCTGTGCCACATCCGGACGAACCGCTGTGTTCATGGGGTTAGGGAGAAGCTGTACGGGAGCGCTCTGCTGTGCAGGATAATCCGGAAGCCCCATAGCGGCACCGTATCTTTCCTGCGCCTGTGCCACATCCGGACGAACCGCTGTGTTCAGGGGGTTAGGAAGAAACCGCAGGGAGGCGTTCGGCTCTACAGGATAGTCGGAGAGCCCCATAGCGGCATTATACCTTTCCTGAGCCTGTACCACATCCGGACGAACTTCCGTGCTCAGAGGAGAGAACGACTGCACGGGAGCGCTCTGCTGTGCAGGAGAAGGCATGTACGTACTGAGCGGGGGCAGACCAACATGGATAGGCTGGTAGGCATCCGGCATCTGCCTTATTACCGGAGCAGTATTAATCACAGGAGCGGCAGGAGCGGCAGGAGCGGCAGGAGCCGCCGCGCGTGCGGCCTGTAAATAGCCATATGTGGAAGGAACCTGAGCTGGTGCTGTTTCCCCACGTCCGGACGCGACACGGCCAAGATAGTTGCCATCGCTGACATCGTTGATAGCGTCATTAATCATCGTCAGGAGAATATCCTGAGCGGATACAGATTGTTTTCTTCCTCTGGTAGCCATTGATACTAACTCCTTAACGAGAGAACGGATTCATTCCGGCAAAACCCCTGTCACTGGCATCCATGAAAGGATTGATGCGTGCGGGGTCATACAGAGACGGGAGACGCTGGGGAGCGTAGCCTGCCCCGGCAGGGACACTCTGACTGACCTGAGGCATCGTCAGATTATACTGAGGTACAGAGGGAGTCTGGAAAGGACTCTGTAACTGGGGTGCCACTCTCACAGGTTCATCCTGTGCAGTGGCGGTACGCTGTACGGGGGCGCTCTGCTGTACAGGAGCGCTCTGCTGTGCGGGGTAATCGGAAAGCCCCATAGCGGCGCTGTATCTTTCCTGTGCCTGTAAGACATCAGGGCGAAGCCCGTTATTGTTCTGGGGAGGGAAGACCGTATCGCTGAGAGTCTGATTATTTACTGCGTAATTGCCGTTGCCTGTGATACCACCCCAGTAATCAGTCTGATTGGCGCCCCATCTCGGCATCCGTTCTTCCGCAGGGGTAGTCCTGTACGCAACACCGGGGAGTGTCTGCTGACGGGGGCCGAGGCGGAGACCAGCACCGCCGTAAGCAGGGGCAGGCTGGGAAGGCATGGCTACAGGAGCAGGAGTTCCTCCTGTATGGGGAGCCCCACCTCCAGTGCCGCCTCCATGACTTACAGCACCAGCGAGGGTAGCGCCGCGTCCACCCATACCCATTACGGGAATCGGGCTCCAGTTAGCCATAGCGGCGGCCAGAGCGGACAGGACGAGCGGCTGGCTGTAGTCGTAGTAATTCCCGTCAACAACATGAGGATATACAGAGGGGAACCCGATAAGCGGCGTAACAGCACCGTTCATCTGACGGGTAAGACCTATACGCGCGTAAGGGCTGACCTGCCCCATAATCGGTGGAATACCGGCCTGAGTATATCCTTCGTAAGAACCGGGAAGAGAATAATTGTACCCATTATTCAGAACAACAGGACGCGGGGCCGGGGCAGTAAATACCGCCGGCCGCTGAACCACTGTACCCTGCATCTGATAAGCGGGGGTAGTCTGTACCTGTATCACCTGTCCATTGGCATTAACAGGTTCATAAATATTTCGCGCCATTATTTTCTCCTACATTCTGCTGGGGTACAAACCGGCACCATGCACACCGCCCAGACTCAGAGAACCAAGTCCTGTACCACCCAGACCCAGAGAACCAAGCCCTGTGCCCCTCAGACCCATGGAACCAAGCAGGGACATCGGGCTATTCAGCGCCATATCCGCTCCGGCCAGTGTCAGCCCGATGCGGGCGTTATTGAGCTGGTCGGCGTATGCCGTATCCCACTGGGCCCGTCTGATTGTGTAGGGCTCATACAGATAGTTATTGAACAGATTAAGGTCGGAGTTTGCCCGAACGTTGCTCTGCATGAGCGCGTTGTCATGAGCCATATTGATGCGGTCATTCATCACACGCTCGTCATACATATTCTGAAGCTGTCCGGCCTGAGTTTTGTTATAATAGTTAAGGTCAGCCCAGTTATCCTGTACAGCCTGACGCTCACCCTGCATATAGCCGGGAAGCAGAGACCCAAGCGCTCCGACTACTGAACCGAGGTTGCCGAGAAAAGCCATAACTGTCTCCTTATCGGCTGGCATCCAGAGCCGAGCTGGCGTCCAGAGCGGATTGCGCGCCATTGCCGGCCATAGTGCCTATATTAGCAAGCGGGGCGTTTGTCTGCCCCAGATATGAAGTTGGATAATATGTGTCGTTACGGGAGCCGTAATATCCAAGAGCGGACATCAGGCCTTTGGCGGCATTCTCAATCTGGGAACTGACGTTACCCATGAGGGAACGCGCCACATCGCCGTAACTGGTCGCTTCAGAACCAAGGTTGCGGCCAAGATTGAGTACAGAACTGCGGCGGTTCCAGCGCTTATCGTTCTTGTAGTCGGTGTACCACTGGTCATCAGCAAGGTTGTAGTTCGCCGTATCCGCCAGAGCCAGCGCCTTCCTGTGGCTGAAACTGCCCATTAATGAGCTGTCCATGCACAGATGGAACTGCTTCGCCTTCTGCGACAGGTATATCTCCGCTTCATTGTAAGCGCTGTTCACGGAGGAATCAGCCCTGTTGCGCGCACTGCCGCACTGGAGTGTCCGTACAGGTTCAGAGCTTACCTCATTGAGCAGTTTCTTTTCCAGCGGCACATATTTCCTGCTGAACCTGTCCCACTTGTACTTGGCCATATCGTAATAGGAATTAGCCAAGTCCTGCTGCATGTCAGCTATCTGTCCCTGTGCTATGCCATTGGCAATGGCAATAGCCAGAGCCGCGCCCTTAAACGCCAGAGTACGGAGGTTCTCACCTTCAGGGCCGTATTCAGGAGCGGCCCAGTTACAGAACCGGAGAGGGCCGATAGCGCCGTGATTTGCCTGTCCCGTACCAGTAGAACGGGAGTTGCCTCCTGTAGTACCGGCACGGAGAGTCTGACCATAGAGAGTCTGGTCGAGTGTCTGACCATGAGCGTTGACACTGGAGGAGAGGTTACTGCTCTGCTGATTAATAGCGTTGGATACAGCAGTAGGGTCAGCACATGTACATTCAGGCATTAGAAACTCTCCTTCAGCAGCGACTCACTGGCAGCAGCCGTATCCTCAATCGCCCCCCGTACCTCACCTCTTATAGCACTGCGTGTGTAGCCAAGGTTAATGTCAGTACGGGACAGGTATTCCGTAGGATAAGACGGCGTGTTTCTGTTGGCAGAGTAGCCAAGATACTGTCCTGCTCCGGCCAGTCCTTCCCACGCCTGATTGTACAGGTTGCCATAGATACCGGCGGAAGTCTTAATCAGGGACACGTTGTCAGCTATAATGTCACGCCCGCGCTTGGCCGTGTTCAGCATCTTGCTGAACCGCACGTCATCACGCGACTCCAGATAGGCACGCTCATTCCTGTACCCAAGACCCTCAGCAAGGCTCAGAGCGTCAGCCTGAGCGGAAAGGATATTGGCAAGCATATCCTTACGGAGCCCTGTACAGTACCGTGAGGTACAGCGCATACTCTTCTTAAGCTGACCACGGAACTGAAGCATGGCCGCGGTTCTGGCGCGTCCTTCGGTAGCGTTATACTGGGGCGTTTCAGCCGGAATATTAAGCGCTTCGTTTATCTCCTGATCTTCAACAGGAGCATAGTAATCTTTGTAATGGTCAAGCCAGTTACGGGCGATACGCCAGTACTTCTTGGCCATGTTCCATTCCTTTGTTGCAATATCTACAGCCCGTGCGGAGTTGTAGGCCGCTGAAAGAATAGCGGCGTCAGCAAGGATATTAGCGAACAGCCCATACTGCTGGTCGTTCGTACCGTGCTTCGGATTGCATTCAAGGTCATCGGCGTACATTACTGCACCTTAACGAACCTGCGCGTTGTAATGACAGTTTCCTGTTTCCAGTTTCCCGGAATATTCGGGATTCCCTCACCTTCAGTATTGGAGATAAGGATTTCATCAGTCCCAAGAAATTTCACAGCTTCAGAGAGGAAGCTGAAAAGGGCCTTTTCTACTTCAGGTCTGTTGCCAGTGTACCAGTCCTGTATCTGGAAGACACGGGCGCTGTACTGCATAGGCCGGTACGCAGTACCGGTGAGAAATCCGACAACATTGTTATTGTCATTGTCATCATAGGCGACAAAAATTTTCATGTCCTTGTTTATCCAGAGCTGGGTAAACACATTGACATTGAGATTGAACGGCTTGTCGTCATAGGCCTTACGTTTGTTTTCCCATGCTTTGCCAAGCATGGGCCCCAGTACACGGCCCAGAGTATCAATGGCTTTGTTAAGGTCTATATCAGGTTCAAGAATGTCTACTCTCATAATCTGCTCCTGACAGCATAATATTAAAATACCCGGAACATGTCTATTTGGCGATTATAGCCGTCCCAAGTTCGGCGAACTCCACTGTCTCTGTACCTGTAAAGTACAGTCTGTAACTGAGGTGCCTTCCGCATTTGGGGAGCCTTACAGGTTTGTCGCCCGAGATAGTACGCTCATACACTGTATGGCCATGGTCATCTTCCACACGTACAAATGTCTGTACAGAACGGAGACGGAGCGCGGCGGGACTATAGAATGAACGCTTGTTTATAGTCTCAGTACCGGGACTGTACAGCTCTCTGCTCTTCCACTCAAACGGCCTGAACGTGTCGCTCTTATCCCAGAACCATACCGCGCTGTCCTGTAGGAACATCAGCTGTCCTGTATTGGTGGCCTGCATAGCTATAGGAGCATCGGAAATATTGGAAAGCTCCATGCCCCTGACATCCCCGTATGGGTCACCGTCTATATCAAGGATGAAACTTGTCTCGTCTGTAACAATGAAAAGGTATCCGTTCCAGTACTCAAACCGTGCTGTCTCAGGGGCGAGCTGATGCCACTGTTCAGCAGTGAGCCATTTGGACGTCAGGATATGCCAGCGTGCGGACGGGTCAATCAGGATAACGCCGGGGTCGGACGAATAGATAAGGCCGAACGGTGTAATGATGGCGCTGTTGTAGTGCCCGCAGGATATATCCGGGAGTGGTCTGCCAATGTCAGTTACAGGAGTACACTTCGTATCGTCACAGCTGGATACGTCAATAATGTAGGGTGTCGTAGAAGTCGTTACGTAGAGCTTCTGGTCAAGGCACTTCATGTGAATGATACTGCTGTCCAGAGTCAGCTCGTATTTGACAGGCCAGTTATAAGGCTGGAAGTTTTCCGAGAGGTACACCCTGTTAGCCACGGAACCGGCCAGACGGATGACGCCTTCAACTGCCGTGATATTCTGAAGTCTGTCCGGCGGGGGTGTGACATCCACAGTGTCGAGCGGCATGCCCAGCTTCTTTGTGAGAACCGTATCGGTATAGGATACTGACGGGAAATAGATAGTCGCTACAAACAGATAGTCAGTAAGCGGGGTCTGGGTCTTGCCGTCTACAGGGCGGAAGCCGGTAGAGCTCCTGTACAGGTTGGCACTGACAATCCCATACCCGTCAGGCGGGAGGGATATGCCTGTTACAGAAACAGAAGTTCCGTCAGCAACCATAACCAGATTGCTGGCAGGGGACGGGGCTGATTCTTCTCCCCACTGGTTAACCCATGTATATACATAGGAGCGGGTATCTGAAGCCCGTCCGCACATCTCTTGTGCGGAAGCGTGAGGAGGTACAGGAGGGGTAGGAACCCCAAGCCTGTAGTAGGTCATATCACAGCAACTGCCGCGCACCATCACCTGTGGGCTGCCGCTGTTGCCTGTGATGTACAGCCTCTGCCACTCGGGGGAAAGCTCAGCTACAGAAACAACACTGTCCCATGTGTAAAGGCAATGCCCATACATATATAGGGATACGGCTGTAGAGGGTACGTCCTTGTACTTACAGAGCTCACGCCAAGGTTCGAGCTGTCCCCTGCGCAGGTTGACATTCAGTGCCAGTGTGGCCTGCGTGACAGCCAGACTATGCTCCGGAGTACGCGGGACAATACCGCCAAACTGTGTAATTGCTGTCTGCATTAGTAGGCCGTCACAACTTCAATGTCCATGTAACCCACACCATTCATGTCCCCGATAACCTGTACTGTGTGATTACCGAGGCCGTAACGGGCTGTAGTCAGGGCTGTAAGTTCGTTGTCCATAACTACATCAGTATCGACAGCTTTGCCGTCAACATAAATAGTACCGCGGATAGGCGTAACCGTGGTCTTTCCGGAGGAGTCGCTTGTAGTCGGGCGCTTGCAGTCCCTGTACCGGATACGGAAAGAGCCGATACGGGCAAGGTCAAACGTTATAACATAGGCATCTGATTTCGTCCCCGCAGGGAAACGCTTGGACGCATGGTCATAGACAAGTATTTCAGATGCCGATGTATCTACTATTTCAGTAAGCGTACCGGACTCTGTGAGAGTCACACGCTGTACGCCCATATATCTCTCACCGGGCGTTACTGATATTTTCTGTACAATATTCGTGACAAAGTTCTTGTCATCAAGGGTGACGTCAAAACCGCCGAGCCTGTACTCACCAGCACGGTTGAACATAGGGTCAGCGATATTGAGTGTAACAACACCCGTGGACGTGGCAAGGTCAGCCTGAATATGCCCCTGACCAATAACGCCGTTGACCGTACTGACCGTGGAGGGAGCGGTATAACCAGTGAGATGCCCGTACCGGTCAAACGACATCCCGTTGATATAACCCTCGTATCCTTCCTCGGAATGGGATACCTTAACAGGGTCTTCCCTTGTACCGGAACCGGACACACTGATACCGGAGTTGCCAGCGCTGACAACAAACGATTCAGACGGGTCAGGGTTGGAGGATATAATCAGCGGGTCACGCTGGGTTCCTGTACCCTGTATCGCGATACCATCTCCAGCCTGAGCGCTGAGCGTGGTCAGAAGCGCCCCTGTTGTATCCTCCCGTGTCAGGTTCCCTGCCTGAGAGGATATACTGACAGACCCTCCACCGCCGCTGTCAGAGCAGGAACAGGGCTCGGGAGCGCAGGTAGGAGGATTATAAATGGGGAGCTGTTTGCCTTCCAGAGAAACGATACATCCGTTCTGTATGACAACACGGTCATACACGCCGTCTGCGGGAGGGGTGCCTTTCTCCACACGGACGCATCCTTCACGGGAATACATTCTGCCCCCGAAAGGAAGACACATACTCCAGTCAGGACAGGCACCTTCCTCTTTCGCGGAAGTAATCTCTCCGTCACATTGAGGCGTGATTCTGGGGGTACAGTCTGACATTACATTACTCTCCCAAACTGCATATGGATACTTCCGCGCATTTTGTGCGTTGCTGTCTCCATAGCGGCGGCTGATGTGCGTTTCTCAAACTCAGTCATATACGCCCGTCCCATCTGAATGTTTGTCCATGGCCGGGCCGGTATAAGCATTATATAGGCCCGCACGCCCATAAGCAGAGTATCCAGCCAGTCAGTGTACAGGACGTCAGGAAGCTCACAGGCATCCTGTCCCGGCATAACGGCCAGCTCCGCAAGAAGACGGCCGGGGCTGTTCGGGTGTCTGACGTGCAGTACCTTCTCAAGGTCATCATACCAGACAATCTCCCTGCCGCAGGGAGTGCACCCCTGCGGCAGAGTGAAAGTCTCTCTGGCGTCATGTCCGCCGCAACAGCCGCACGGAATGATATATGAACGCAGGATACCACATATCTCCAGTCCGTCCGGGGATTCCAGCCGGTATCTGGTGATACATGGTTCCAGATTAACTGCCGCGCGACGGCGTATCAGGTTGCCCTGACGGGCCATGTTTCTTGCGGCCTTCAGTAAGTAGAACTGGAAGAGCTGGGCGGGAAGAGTAGGATACTCAAACCGGAGCTCTTCCAGAAAACTATCGAGCGGTCTGGTTTTGAACGGCTCGTAAATTATCTGCGTCTCGCTCACGTTCTGCTTTCTCCTTCTCTCTGCGGTCTACAGCCCGTTTCAGCAGGTTGTCGTGTGTAGTCAGATGCGTTCCGGCTATGGTACTGATAGTGGGTGAGTTCTCGGAATCCATGATAAGCGCCCTGTAAAGCATCCACTGCTTGACAATAGCAACCATCTCATCCGGTACTGACTCACTGAGAGAACGTCCGGTCGGCATTGTGTAGCACTGCACAAGAACATACCGGTTCTGCCCCGGAGCAACCGGAGGCATGACTTTGAATCTGCTGATGTCTACTGAGCTTATGACATATGAGAAAGGCTCATCTGTCTCAGGGTTTATACAGTTTGGATATACAGACCCCGGCCAGTTGAGCCTTTCATCGTCATATGTACGGGTGAGATACCGGTACACTTCACCGGTCTCAGTACATTCCCCAACAATACGGATAATCTCGGAGCAGTCACAGACATTCTGCCAGTCACCGCCGGGCATGAGCCGCACGATTTTCTCTGTATGGAACAGGTCTTTGAGAAGGTAGCTGTCGTTGATAAGCGCTTCAGAGAGATAGGACTGAAGCTGTGCAACAGACCAGCGTGTGTATTCATACCCCGGTTCCTGATCATTCAGGTCACGGGAGACATCCCCGATTATATCCTGTACTGTCATCAGAACTCCGCTTTCGACATCAGTTTCTCAATATCTTCATAAGGCACGGCTTCATCCCCGTACTGGTCAGACTGCGCAGGCTGGTCCATCTTCTTCATGGTAGAACGGAACGAGCTCATCTTTTCCTGCGCAATCTTATTCTGACGGGATGTAGCCTCACTAAGGGCGGCAGCCATGAGTTCCCTTTCATCCTCGGAACTGTCCTCCTGTACTTTGTCCTGCCATGCCGCAGGGTCAGTATTGCCCTGCTCATCACAGCATTCCAGTATATCCCTCTGCTCCGCGAGCATCGGGTTCCACGGGAGGATAATGCCGGTCTTTTTGTTCTTCAGACAGGGGGAATGCGCCAGCGGAGGTGTGGCGTTCTTAACCCCGAGATGTTCAAGAAAACCGGCCCGTTCCTCGGAATTGAGGTTGAACACAGTGGAAACGTCCTGATTTCCAACTGTAGTTGCGTTCTGATTCATGACTACCGCTCCTTTTTATATACTACTTCGCCACGGAACTGGGCTTCTGCCCCTTGACAGACTTCTCCGTGGCAGGAGTGAAACCACCATGGACGCCCTGACTCCACTTGGTGCGCATGATAATACCACGCGCCTTGTCAGTACCGTTGGTCATGGTCAGGTCAATACTATGGTCGCTTCCAACCTTCTTAAGCGGGAATTTCTTCCCGCCTTTCACGGTATCTTTGGAAGCCGGGCCCGTATAAGTACGCGCCATAACAAACCCCCTTAACCAATCTGAGTACTGCCCTCAAAAGCCAGCAGCTTGGAAGAGAAGTACAGGGCAAACGTGGACTTCCACAGGGTGGCAATCTTGTCAGGGTCGCCAGCGGCAACCTTGAAGCCGAGCATAACAGTACCGAAGGCGTCATCATAACCAGCAATGGGCTTTCCGGTAGCGTTGCGCTTAACGATGTTGTGACCGAAGGTAGCAAGCGGGTCAGTAAGACGGGTGAACCCGTACAGCTTATCGCCGTCCTGCGGAGTACCAACAGGGAACTGGGTAATCTTAGCCGCGGTCATAGCATCCGCGAACGCAGTCACATCATTGTATTCCCACTCCTCGGTAGTGAAGTTCCAGACAGCACGTTTCGCAACGGGAGCGAGGTACACACCATCGAGGGAAGCATCTGTTTTAGTGACTTCGTAATACACGGAATCCAGATAGGCACGCTGGGGAACCCAGTTGGTCAGAACCACATCACCCACGGCCTTAACACCCTTAAGCAGGTTCTGCATCCAGCGGTGGCCAACGGTATCATTCAGATTCGGAACCAGCGGGAACTGGAGGTTGAGGAACCCCTGACCCATAGCGGCATCAGCGTGAGAGTCAAAAGGCGGGGTAAACTCCGCATGGGGAGCGTCATAGGGCGGAGTAAATTCCGCAGACTGGCCATCACAGAACCAGCCTTTGAAATCAGGCATACCGCCACGGGCGAGATTAATAACTGCCATAATTCACTACTCCTACTAGTTAATAGGGTCGAAAGTCCAATAACCCATAGCGAGGGCTTCGGGATAGATAACTTCCGCACCCCAAGCGGCGAGGAACTGATACCGGATACCAAAGCTGTTCGGGTCGTTGGTAATCAGACGGGACTCAATGATGTTGCTGGCATAGGCGGTAGCGTCCTTGTTGCCAGCGATAATGTAGAAAGACAGGGCACCGGATTCGTCACGGCGAACCGGAACATGAATAGACTCAATAGGCTGGAAGCCAAAGAGCTCATGGTCCCACATACCGGAGACAATACCGCCGCACTTACAGCTCCATTCGGAGTTGGCGTAATTGCTCATGGCAAGGTAGGTACGGAGGATAGGCGGCACGATAATGAACATACCGCCGTCAACCCAACGCTTCTGCTCAATCAGGGCACGCTGGAGATTGGCGAGCACCACAGGCAGATTCTGCGGGGTGACATGCACAGGATTACCCGGAGCGCCAAGGTTGATGTCATGGAGACGGCCAGCGGCGCTGAGAGAAGTAAGAGGGGAAACCTGAGCCATCATGCGGCCAAGAACGAAACGCCTCTGCTCATCAACATAGGACTGGTAGATAGCTTCAAGGAGCTTCTCTTCATAATCAGCCCAGCGGTCACAGGCCTGTTTAACATCAAGAGAGTCGAACTTAATATCCTGATAAGAAGCGAAGCAAATCTGAAGACAGCGCGCTTCCGTAGTAACGGTATTGGGAACAAGCTGCTGGTTCTTCTGATAGGAACGCATAGGCCCGACTTCCGGAGCACGCATAAGCTGAATAATCTGGTTGCACTGCGTAACAGGCTCAAGAAGCTCAGAGTTGGTGATACGGGGAAGCCAGTCTTCCTCGTAGATTTTGGAAAGGATAATATCGCTGTACCCAATTCGGGCAAGCGGGGTTGCTTCCATTCCGGTATAACCGGACGCACTGGGAAACATAGGCATAAATTATTCTCCTAAGACATGGATGACAGACTTTCGACAGCTGCCTTGCGGGCTTCAGGAAGAAGTTTCCTGTACTCTTCAGCGGAAATCTGCCTCGTTTGAAACAGGTTGTTGAGTTCCCGCAGGGTGTAGCGGGTTGGAGTAGTCTGCGCCGCCGCAGGTGCGGCACCGGGAGCCACCTGCACGGGGGGTACAGTAGCAACACCTACGGCATTGTTACGACTCTGCTTGAACTGGTTCAGGAGGTCAATAACGTAGTCAGTATTGCCGTTGAGGTATTCCCGGCTGGCACGGGCGTCTCGGGTTTCAGAACTGAGACCGTCACGCTGGGCCATGAAGTTTCGGTACTCAGGAGTGTTGACCATCTGGGCAAAGTCGGGATGAGCGGCAAAGATACGGGCGTTGAGAAGGTCCTTGCGGGTATTCTCAAGCATCTGCTGATTATACCGGGTACGCTCCTCAAGCTCTTTCCTCTGCTGTTCAAGCTCTTTCTTGAGCGGCTCTGTCTGAGCCATAGCCAGATTGGTAGCGGATTCAACAATAGCCGTGTAATCCTCAGGGCTCACAGACTCCAGATTGTCAATGGCCTGCTGTTGGATGTCAGCCCTGATACTGGCCCTGCGCCTAAGGTCGTTAAGCTCGTCAGCAGACTTCTGAAGGTCTGCCATCTTCTGCTGGTCAGCAGCAAGCTGCTGTCTGAGCTGGTCACGCTCATATGCCAGATTCTGGATAAGAGCAGGGTCATAGTAAGTGCCGGCATTCTGAGGCTGAGTAGCTACAGGCTGTACGGGAGCAGGCTGCTGTACAGGGGCAGACGGGGGATTAACCGGCTGCTGTACAGGGGCAGACTGAACACCCGCAGGCTGTACAGGGGCAGTCTGCTGGTCTGTCGTCTGGGTCGGAGGATTGGTTCCACCCGGCTCATTCTGTTTTCTGAATGCTTCGGCCCTTTCCTGATAGGGATTAGTGGGTACTTTGTCGAATCCTGACATAAACGCTCCTTATTATTCCATACCGTAAATCATTTCTTCCAAGGATCTGATTTCGTTAACCCTGCCAAGCTGCATGGCGGCGTTTTGCAGTTTATCCGGGTGCATCACACCAGCCTTCGCGGCAAGGACAAAATCCGCTTCCAGTCCCTCACGAATATGCGCAAGGAACGCAAGGAGCGTTTCCTTGAGATACGCGTCTGACTTGAGCTGACGGGCAAGCTCACGGATAGGATTATTTTCCGCCTCGGGTGGGAACATACTTCACACCTGTAATGATTTCTTTCGCCGTTTTGCGGCCGGGGTTGGGGGCCACAGTACCGGGACGGGAAGTGACAGACGGGGGCGGAGTCTGACGGGTAACACGGTTTCCACCGCAACGGGAACAAGCCATAACTATTCTCCCTTGTATCTTGTGTCCATAATAGCAGAGTATTCCTTACCCCGTACCGGACACGAACGAAGACTGGCGTCTTTCATAAGACGGTCAAAATTATAATCCTTGATGCCCCTCATAGGGTCAGCTGGCTGAGCCAGCGGATTGTTCTGAAGAGTCATCTTCGGGTCGGCGATTTTCGCCTCATAATTCCTGTTTGCCGAAAGGTCGATTATAACAGGCATAGCGTAATAACCTAATAGTTGTAATATTGTTTAAGGATAGAACGCATGTGATTGTGTCTGGTTACTTTTTCGGCTTTTTCAGCTGGCTTTTCTTTCCCTTCATGAATGGAGGGAGAGACTTTTTCGCCCCGCTTACTTTCGGTTTCTGACACTTTGCCATTCTTCTTCTCCTTAACTGCCATGATTATTACTCCTACTTATACAGCGGTACAACATACGAACCGAACCGGCCCCAGCCGGACGGCCTGCCAAGCAGGGCATCCCTGAGCCCAATAATAGTAGTGGGCACTTCCGGCCCGGAGATGGAATCCGGCTCGTCTCCTTCGACAGGAGCAAAGGCATCCTGTATAGCAGTCGCAAGACTCAGGAGCTGTTTGCTGTCCAGTCCGGAGATAGCGTCAGCTATTTTCTCAGCGGAAGCATCGTCAATAGCTGTAAGCTCTCTGATGGTACAGGCAGTCAGCGTAGAGTTCTGTATATCAGAATTAGTGACCTGTGAATTGGTCAGTGTAGTTCTGTTGATAACGCCGTCTTCGGCGTATTTCGTTTCACCACAAGCATTACCCATTTGTATCTCCTAGAAAAAGAACAGGCTTTCAACCTGTGAGGGAATCTGACTGGCTCTGTACCAATCCGCATATACCTGAGCTACACCAACCGCCGTTGCGTCATTAATATGCAGTCTATATGTACCCGGTACACCAATTATGCCAATATTACGGCAGGGGTCAAGCTGCCACGGGCGGCCACAGGTTGAAACAAGTTCGTCATTAATTAAATCAGCCTTTACATTGGCAAGGTCAAAAATGAAACCACAGCAACCCTTGCAGGGAGTTACCTGTTCTTTTGTATATTCATGAACCAGACGTCTCACACATATAATCTGAGGTACAGTAAATTCCTTGGCTGACGTCCTGACTTTCTCATCCAGCAGACCAGTAGCAAACAATGTGACACAGTAACCGGCAGGCACATTGAAAACACTGGAGTAGACAGTGCGATTATTCTTCTGCCAGAGTTTGTTCATATGAGTCTCCCCAGAATAAATCCAATAATACCCCCGTAAATCAGCCCTCTGACAGTGTTACAGCAGATACAGTCCGGCTGTTCAAACGGGAAAGTCCAGTACTTGTACAGAAAATTGTAAACCCTGTTTTCCGGCTTCGGGGTATCCGTGCCGTAATAGTACCCGTGGCAAAAATTGATATTGTCACAGAACCATTTGACAAACCTGTACCCGCGTTCCCCGGGAGCGGGAGTCCATGGTTTAATAAGCCTCAACGTGCCCTCCTGTATCATGCGCAACACCAGCCCCGGCAGGAGAATCCGGCGCGGGATTAGAGTTCGGCATCATACCGTTACCCTGTCCGGAGCCTGTCTGCGGAGCCGCTCCCTGTACAGGAGCGTTCATCTGCTCAAGAACATCATCCGGGATATTCATCGCTCCGAAGAGTTTCTTTACAGCCCAGCCCACGACAGGGGTCAGATTAACAGCGCCGGAGAGAGAGCTGCCTACAGCGCCTATAACCTGAAGCATCTCCATAGCGTTCTGCTTTTCCGTCTCTTTCTGGAGCAGGCCTTCCGCACCCTTGGTGACTATCTGTACGTCACCCTTTACGGATGAATCGGACGCGTACAACATATTTATGTTGTACATGAGCTCACCGAGCGGGGCGAATACGTTATTGTCAATATTCCCCACCGCCGCGTGCAGGGCCCGTGTAGCGTTGCCCTGAAGAAGCGACATGCCGCGGAATGTGCGCATCGCGCCCGAGCCTACAGCCTCACCATGCAGAGCCGCCGGAATGTTCGTTACTCTGTCAGCCAGCTGGATAAACATCTCCAGAAGCTGTGAATAAGCCGGGAGATTGGAGGGGATATTGAAAAACCTCAGGGCCGGATTGCTCCCGCCTGACGGGTCGGAATCAGAAAGATACATCGTTCCCGGTACAATAGTACCAAGGTCAGTATCCTTCATATACTTCATAAGCCGCCTGTAATCGGCCTCGCACATAGGAGCAGAGGCGTTGGCGGCATTGCGCATCAGATATATCAGACAGGAATGATACGCCCGTTCCACGTCACGGATACGCTGTGCGATACCGTCTCCGGCAATACGGTCGCCTCCGGTACGGTAGAAACTGGACGTGTAAATAGGACGGGTCTGCATATGCGGGTCGGAGTTAACCTTGACCTGCAATACCTTATACCCGGCCATGGAAATCTCGCAGTTATAGAACTCACTGCGGTCAAGACTGTGGAACCCGTACTCAGCCAGTTCCCGTCCGGACATGATACCGTAGTGAGTCAGTACCTCAATGGGGGCAACGTTGGATGCCCACAGGGCAAGGTCTCTCTTTTCCGAATTGGGCTCTCTGGTCAGCCAGTTCAGATTGAACTCATCGTTCGTATCTGCTTTCTTCAGTACATCCAGAACATTCTCAGATATGTAGGAGCTGAGCTTGCCCGCATCAAGGAGCTCCTTGCGTGTCCAGAGCGTGCGGGTAAACACACAGGTTCCCCGCTGGGTATCCGGACTGTCAGGAGAATAGGCAAAATCAAACGGGGATATGGAGCGGAATACAGGAAGGACTTCCGTCTGTACTCTGGGTTTGTTCCTGCCCCACGTCAGACGGGGGCTTCTCGTGATATACGGGCCGGTAAAAATCGAGTAAGGATATACCGTAAAGTAATGGAGGAAGTCAGACAGCGCCCTGTTAAACCCGCCTTCAGCGCACTGGTCTTCCAGCAGGGACATCATCTCATTAGCCGCTTTATCCGCTTCTTCCTTCTCATGACGCAGGAGAAGCTGTTTCCCGCGGCGGATGAAATCAACCATCTGCGTACCGTCCTGAAAACGGTTCTCAAAGAACCCCTGCTTCAGGACAGTAAGAAGCATCTCACGGGACTCCGGAGAGATGCTCGGCCTCGGCGTGGCCATGATAACCCACGGAAGAGTTAATGTACTGCTGATTAATGCGTCACTAAGATAAGCATTTGCTATACCGGTCTTGAGCGCAGTAAGGTTAACTATGGCGTTAACCCCGAGAGCGTCAGCTATCTGCTGGTCTGAACAGGACAAAACCCCGTTCTGCTGTTCCCAGCATTCACGGAGCACATCCCTGAGCCCTTTACCGTTGACACGCTCGGTACTCTGCCACAGGACTGCGCCGTTCCATCTGCGGAGAACCTCTTTGCCCAGCCTGTCAGAGACATTGGAAGGAATATCCTCAATCTCCCTGAGCCAGTCTATACCATTGCTGTCTGTACTGGAAACAGTTTCGTCTGCCATTATTAGATAATCCTACGGAGAACATTTCTGCTCTCAGATAATTTACGGGCTACATCGGAAAGTTCGTCATCAGTGTAATCAATGCCCTTCTGTATAAGCAGGGCCGCGTACTGAAGAGCATCCTGATAATGTGACGCTTCGTTCTTTTCAGGCTGGGGGGTATACACCGTACCGATAGAACCACTGGCTCTCAGCCTCCTGTACCGGTACTCATGCGTAAACCCATTAATGACGTTCTTGCAGGATGGGCTTATGAGAAGACCACCTGTATCAAGGTTAAGCATATGCTCCACAACCTGAATACGGGCCTTCGGAGAGTTTGTAATCTCAGTAACAGCAGGTATGCCAGCTTCCTCAAAACGCTGTCGGGGAGTAATGCCTGTCCATGAGTCCCTCTGATTGGACGGGTCAATGGCCGCTACAACAGGATTCGTATGGTATTTGCCGCGGAGAAGCGGTATCAGCATGCCATAAAGGAAATTCTCAAACCCTTCATTATCAGCGAACAGCTCATCCAGTACACACCATTTGCCGTCCTGATTCTGGAGTATAACCGCGGCAGGATGAATACCAGACTGGTCAACGCCAAGCACAACCTCATGGAACATCATGGGCGTGAGTTCGTGGTCTGCAATATGGCGGGAGGGGGAGAAGTTGGAGAATACTGGCTTGCCTTCCACAACAGGAACATCAAGAAGACAGTATTGGTTCTCTACAACGTCAACACGCCCGTTCTTGAGCAGGGTCTGTATCTGGTTGCGATAGTACCGCATGCCCCGCTCTTCAGGCGTCATATCCTCAGGGTCGCCTTCTTCCTTGGCACCCAGATTACGGAGATTCTCCGCATCGGGGTTTACATCAAAGTGCTTCTTCCCGTTCTCATCGAACCGGCGCAGAGCCGCAGGGGGCTGTTTCACAACAAGCCAGTTCGGCTCAGGGTTCTTCATGTACACGTCCAGCCATGAGTCGTGCTCAGGCTGGTTGAAGTCCATGATAATCCCACCCCAGTTTACACCACCCAAATCCTGTGGGGGGAAACGCCCGATACGGGTCTGTACAGCGGCAAAGACTTCCGGTGAAACACCGGTTGCTTCGTTTATCCACGCAAAAGTCCAGTTAGCGGAAAGAATCTTACTGCAATCCTCAGGGCCTTTCAGGGCGAACAGGTTGAGCTCCAGATTGACCGTAGTGCCGTCCTGTAGAGGGATAAGATAAACACCCCGAAGAGGAGCTACTGCCCCGGTAATATCACCGCATTCCCGGGGCAGTACCTCAAGAAGGGACTTGCGGGTCATGGAGGTGAGTTCAGGATATGTGGAACGGATAACACCAACACGGGAGTAACGCATTCCATCCTTGGCTACAGGCTGGGCACAGGCATAGTAAAGAATATCCATGGCGCAACAGCAGGACTTGCCACTGCCATAAGGGCCGCAGAGCATCTTTATATACTTATCAGACTCGTGGAATCTCAGACCTGTAGGGGATGGAACGTAGTTAAACATTCGCGCTCCTGAGATGGTCGAGCTTATGGTTCTTCATCCCTTCCGGTACAGGGATGGCCACACCTACATTAACCTGTGTATTAACTACCTGCTGTTCTGTATTCATGGAACCGGAAACTTTGTAAAGAAGTTCAAGGAGCTTCAATGCTTCAGCGGGTTTCATGTTCTCATTCACCGCGTCCCGGAAGAGCTTCTCCGCAAGCGCCTGTGAGAGCGTCCCCGCTCTGTACATAGACCCGGCTCTGCTTCCCTTGGCTCTGAGCTGTTCCAGCGAGTTCCTGTACATGTCCTGAAATTCAGGAACAATAAGAATCTTCTGGAGGTCTTTTTCCGATATATTATAGGTATTATAAATAGTGTCAAGTTCCGTAATAGGTGTATCCGGAACCTGCATAACGGCAAGGTCCTGAGCAAGAGACGCCCAGCGATACTGCGCTAACATAATTACCTATCCGCCACTACTGTATATTTTTTGGGGTATCTGTTTTCCACTGTGCATCCAGAGGGTACATGAATTACACGCCGCGTGGCTGCTGTCATATCCGGAACCTTACTGAATGATGGATAGTAATACCAAGGGATACAATTATCCAAATACAGGTTCATAGCGCCTAACGAAGACCCATCGATACCAAAAAGATATAATATATTTTCTAACTTGGTACAACCAGAGAAAGTGTGTGACGGCAGCGTTTTAAGTTTGGGTGCCTTATACAGAAAATAGTCAGTATCTTCCAAAGCTGTACAGTTCTGCCATGTGTAATCGCCTATCGACTCCAGCTCCGAGGTACCATCGAAATTATGCCCGCAACTTCTAATACCTGTGCAATTAGCGAAAGTTCTGGCTCCTACACTCTTGGTAGCGGACAAATTATTGAAAGTGTATGTACTACCTAAATCGGTTATCCCAGAGCAGCCATTAAATGTATCATCGCCAAAAATCGGGATAACAGCCTCAGCGAAACAGTAGTCAGCGTTTAAAAGCCCCGTACAACCAGCGAAAATTCTGCTACCAGAGTAGGATGCTTTCGCGCCTGAAAACGTATGTATTGCGTCAGTTATTGTAACCATCCCCTCAAACAGCCCATTGGGTATATAGTCAAGAACGCTATCATAGAATATATATGAAATATACGATAATCTGGATAAGTTCTTGAACAATCCGGCTGGTATATGTAACGGCCCCCCTTTTATATCGGAGAATGTATAAACTAGGTTTGTTATAAAGTCAGCATTACTATCGAATAAATTTGAGGGGATAGTCTGTAGATAGTCGTCCTCGTGAAAAGTATGTGAATATCCATCTCCCATAGAGGGAAGTCTCGGAAATGGGTCAAGCACCTCAACGATATTTTTATGTCCACCGGCTAATAAAAGCGCCGTAGTAAAATTATCCGATGAGTAATGGGATATAACATAATCACCGTCACTAGCGTAAGTATGGGAGACAATATCTTTCGATACAGTATGAGTACCATCACCCCAGTCAGTAAGAATGGGGTAACTACTAGACTTACTATTCATATAGTTAGTCATCGTAAGGTTGGAAGTACCCCCAGCCATAGTGTCAACACGTATTCTCCATGGCCCTGTCCAACGCCTGCCGCCAAGAAATGTACGCTGTACTATCATTCGTATGCTCCAAAAATTTCATCCAGAAACTTGTGAAACTCCTGATATTCCTTTTCCTCTTCTTCGTCTTCTCTGTCAAACAGGATGTCTTCATCCAGACTATTCCTATAGAAGCTGGTATCTAAGCTGTTCTTATCGAAGCTGGTATCTATGCTGTTCTTTCCCATGCGTACCCCGACAGGATAAGTAAAACCGAGGAAAATTCTTTGCTGAGGCTGAATGTAGAAAGCTCCTATTTCCAGCGGCCTGTGGCAAGCCACCCTGTATGAACAATAGAGCCGGAGTTATTCGGTGTGCCAATTGAAAAAGCAGTATTGCTCACCCAGCCAATAGCTGCAAGTGCGCGCTTTACATTAGTATCATGCGTTGTATAAACAGTAACGGTGCCACTTTTGAACGCCTGTGGAAAATAGATTCTTTTATTGGTAGCTGTAACAGGTCCATTGAGCGTGGCCGTTCCCCAGCACAGCTGAATCCCATTACTATATCTTATATACCCGTCCCCACTTTCAACCACAGCCTCACGATTATTCGCAAAGACAGCACCGACAGAATGAACCAACCCAAGAAATACCCTTTTGATAAAAGCGAACATAGAAACTCCTGATGTAGTATTACTCGCTTAAATTGTACGTATGAATAAACAGAGGGTTGAGACCAGAACCAATGACCATAGTGAAAGTGCCATCCCCCCAGTCAACAATCATTGTGTCCGTATCTGTATTGCCACCCGGCATCATCCTCTGTATTCCCCTATAACACAATCTAATCAACCAGATTAATTTTCTCAATTTTGCCCCGTATCTCAAGGATGCCAAGGTACTTCCGCATTGTATCGGCCTGCATTCTCAGAAAGCACATAGGCAAATTAATTTTTTCAATTTTGCCCCGTATCTCAAGGATGCCAAGGTACTTCCGCATTATATCGGCCTGCATTCGCAGAAGACATATGGGACAGTTCGGTGTGAACGTGAGCGTGCCAGATTCATATTTGGTTATCATAGCTGACAGTCGTTCGTACCGCCCACGTAACTGCTTATATTCATCAACCACTCGCTGCTTCCAATCTTCCATTGTATCCTCCTATTTTACCCTCTCCCAAGCGTACACCGACCTGTAAGGTGGCATGTTGTTATGAGGCTGATTTCCGCCCGTGCTCTCAGTCTGTACATATTCAGTATTTGAACTCCGCCTTACTGACTCAGCAAAGTTGGCTTGGTCATTATGAGTATTGTCTGTATTAGCGTAAGATTGCGGCAATCTATTGTACCGATGTGAATGCAACGGCATCTCGTTAATGACCAGCGTATGCGTCTCTTCACCGCCAGTCGTCCCCGCCGCATGCTTGGGCCCGGCACACCACAGAAAAGTATCCTGTATGGGTTCCCACGTGCCACCGAAAAGTTCATGCGGATCCGTGGGCTTGGTTGATGTGTATATACTTCCAACGGGCCAGCTGAAGGGCCTGACTGATTTAACAAGTAATGCCGTATATTCTTTTAATGTTCTCATGATACCCTCTTCCATACATTTACAATTCGTGCGGGAGGCTGGACTGTATTACTGCGTCCGTATATGGGGTTGGAACGGGAGGCGTCAATCATAAGGTCTCGCTTTCCTGTACCACTTGAGCCTGCAACATTACCAGCGTTATACGTGCCCCAATAGAAAGCACCCCTATCTGGGTAAGTAGTTTGATCCACACCATCAGAATTAAGAAAAGTCGCTGTACCTTTGATGTTCGGCAACCCTGCCTGTACCGTAGTACCAGCCTTATGGCTATCGTCAGAACACTGTAAGACATAACGGCCAGTCAGCTTCTGCCACCCCCCCCCGAAAAGTACATTAGGGTCATCCTCAGTTTCCGTTAGGAAATATGAGCCAACCGGACGACATTCCAGTATTGCTTCCTTTTTCGCCTTAAGTACAGCAGTTTTAACAGCTAAATCAATAACCTGTTGCAGAGTATGATCATCCATCGAGTGTACCCCCTGCCTCTATATATGCCGCGCTAATGGCCGCATATGCGTCATCGATCTGCTTCTGAAAAGCATTATCGGCGGTCTCTCTGGCGGAAGCTTCGCTGTCTATATTGTTCTGAAGAGTAGTATCGGCAGCCTTTCTGGCGGATACCTCATCAGTAACACTCTTCTGAATAGCCGTGTCAGCAGTCGCTCTGACACTCTCCTCAGCGGCAATACGATTAGTCAGAGAGACAACCGTATCCTCACGGGCGAGAGGCACACCACCGGTAACACCATTCTGTACTACAACAGTATATTTTTCTGTATCAACGGTAATCTCCCCAACAGGGCCAGCGTAATCACTGTGCTGTTGTGTCGTACCCCTGTACAACTGTATAGGCTTCTTCGTATTTCTCATTATAAAAACCTATAGCGTATAATGGATAGGAGCAGATGAACCCGGCCCCTATCCATTACAATCTATCCAGCGTTGTAAATAGCTACGGTACCATACCATGTAGTACCATTCGGTGTCATAAAAGTCAGAACGTCCACACCGGAAGCGGTAAGCTCCGGTGCGGCGGCATCTGTCCATTTCACCGAGGCCGGCCACGTAATCGTAGCAGACCCGCCATTAGTGATAATGAGGTTAAACGTAGCCGCACGCCCAGAAGGAGCGTTGATAAAAGTAAACACCGTATCAGCGGAAACAGTCTTGCTGAAAACAACACCTTTGGAAAGGTCAATCTCCGAAGTCGTTAAATCCGCAGAAGTGCCATAAGGACCCTGAAGGAACGTCTTCACATCCTCAATGGTCTCATTATTGCGGATATGCACAACAAGGTCATCACTGGCCTTACTGGCGGCAAGGTCATAAGCGGCCTTGACTGCTTTGGGCGTAGCCGCCGTACCGCCAGTAGCGGCATCAAGCTCACTGTCCACAGCGTCAGAAAGCATGTTGTTGCCGGATACAATGTTAGTAGCCGTGGGGTCAGCAAGGACATTTTTCAGAGCGGCTGTATCAAGCGTCAGGTCAAGACCATCAGCGTCATCAAGAGTCGTGGAGAACTTGCCATCTACTTTAATGTAGGTGTCGCCTTTGACAACGTATGTCTTCTTAACTGCTCCATCGACAGCAGTCTTAACCGCTTTGGGCGTAGCCGCCGTACCGCCAGTAGCGGCATCAAGCGAACTGTCCACAGCGTCCGAGAGTTTCAGATTTCCCGCTACTGCGTCAGTACCGGAGGGGTCTGCAAGCAGATTCCTAAGCGCCGCTGTATCCAAAGACAGGGCAAGAGTCCTACTGCCAATAGTCGTGCTCCTGCTCCCATTAGCAAGCACATATCCATCACCGGTGACAGTATGGTCCTCCTTCACAAGAGGATACCCGCCGGCCTTCACCCCGTCATGCACAACAAGTGTGTTCTTCGTTGTATCAACAGTGCACTCACCCGCGGGCCCTGTATAACCTGAATGCTGGGCTGTCGTGCCTCTGTAGAACTGAATAGGCTGTTTAGTGTTTCTGGACATCAGTAGCCACCCTCCTTAATCCATCGTGCCAAAATCATAGGGGAAATAAGCCTTTCCGTCTACACCATTGGCAAGAGCATTCCCTGCCTGCGTGGAAACATTAAACGCGTCAACCGAAAGATAAATATCCCCGGAACTATCAGTCCTGATAGTATTGTCCGACAGCGTGGAAACCAGCGAGGCAGTATCAACCGCCAGCGCGCCATCAGAATAGGTCAGACCGCCCTTATCCTTGATACGGGTAGAAACAGTCGTCCCGCTGACAGTGATACCATTGCCGCCAGTATAATTAACACGAAGGGCGTCAACGTTAACATACGTATCCTTCGTGGAGCCATCACTGAGCGTAAAGGTGAATTTCAGGTAGGTTCCTTCCGGCTGACCTTCGGGGTTAGTGACAAGCTGAGCATCCTTCAGAATGGCGCCTTCACCAGACGGAATAGCCACGGACGTAACAACCTGATTGTTATGGCCAACGACAGTAAGCATTCCGGTAGCTTCATTAAAGGAAAGCGTGAAACCAGAAGCAAGTTTGCCGGAGTCGTTAACGTAGAGGATTTTATCCGTGGGAGAAACAAGGTCAGAAGCAGAGTTCTTAGCCACATACAGACCGCCGTCAAACGCGGCCTGAAGAGCGTTGTTCGGAACCTGACTGATAAGGTCAGACGGACAAAGAGAGAGCTTGTTGTCAATGTTGACCCTGAGAAGGTTGCACTTCTCAGAAGAGACAAGCCCCTCAGCAGTTACCTTAAGAGCACCGGACTTATCCTGTACAAGAAGGTTATCAGCGTCATTAGACCTGATAGCCCCCGCAGTAACAATGAGTTTGCCGGAACTGTCCTTGTCAATGAGGTTCAGACTGTCAGTAGAGCGGAGCGAATCAGCAGAAGCGTAAGCTCCACCATCAGAACCAGCCGTAATCAGGTTCCCGCTGTCTGTGGAAACAACCCTGATAAAGGAGTTCACATAGTCGCGAAGAACACTCTTATTGAGGGAAATCTTCCCCTTATCGGTAACATCAAGAAGGTTGTCTCTGGAATCATCCGTAAGGTTACTGCCGCTGGTATACAGCCCACTGTCAGAACCAAGGACAATGGCATTGTTGGCATCCTTGGAGAGAAGCGCCGCGGCCAGACCAAGATGCAGAAGGTCTTCCTTCGTCAGGATTACCTTATCATCAACAGGGGAGATACGAAGGATATTCTCATCCGCATTGGAAAGAACGTCATTGCCGCCAGTGTAAAAGCCCCCATCAGAACCTTTACGCGTGTAGTTCCCTTTATCTCCGGAAACCGCAGCTTCCTTCGGGAGCGTTACAGCCAGCTTGCCGTCTGAACCAATATCCAGACCGTTGCCGTCATCGGACGAAACAAGCAGGGGAGCAACACCGCTGGAAGCCACATCACCAGCCGTAAGTGTGATTTTACTCTCACTGTTCGTGTGCAGAATGTTAGTATCGCTGGTAGAAAGAATGTTCCTGCCACTGACATAGTACTTACCATCACTGCCATAAGTAAGATAGTTGCCAGTCTCAGCAGAAATACCAACACGCGTTACGGCAAGTTTGCCGTCAGAACCCGTATGCAGTACATTATCTTTCTCGGAAGAGATAAATTTTGCCAGTACACTGCCATCTACAAGGTCACTGGCAGTCAGGATAACCCGGCCGTCTGAAGAAGTATGAAGCAGATTCGTGTCCAGATTGGACAGAACATCACTGGCACCGACAAAGAAATTGCCGTCATTCCCGTATCTGAGATAGTTGAAACGGTCTTTGGAAACTTCAGGAATGACCGGAATGTCTACAAACAGCCCGCCATCAGAAGCAATTTTAATGGCATTATCACTGGCGGGGGATTTAATATCATTTACCGATACGCCAAGACCATCATCACTGGTCTTAAGAACATTGCCTTCTGCCTTGGAAACCGGCACAGACGCAGGAGTAAGCTGGTCTCCCTCCTGCGCGGGCTTATGAGTTTTCTCATCATAGAGAAAAACAGGATTGAAATAACTCATGAACTCTCCTAACGCATAAAATATTGTGCTGTAAGCGTAAGAACTGCCCCAACAACCGTACAGATAATCCCCATAACCCAGCGTCCGACACGAAGAGATGTTACTACTTCAGTACGCCACAGCTCTATATCGGAAACCCTTGATTCCAATGAGCTGTAACTGCGAACACTCTGGGACAGGACATCATCCAGTTTGTGCGTAAACACAACTATCTGCTCCTGCATTCTCCCAAGAGCGTCAGCTAAAGCCTCCCTGCTCCGCACGTCATCATCCCGCATCTGACGCAGAAAGCTCAGGGCGGCTTTCAGTTCGCCCAACTGCTCCAACACGCGACTCTCGTTACTTTCTTCCTGCATTGCGGGCCTGACCAAAGTTACAGGCTACCCAGCTGAGCACACTGTAAAGCGCCTTGTAAACCTTGGACGAGTCCTCTTTGGGCGCCGGGATAACAGTGGCAATAGCGGAGAAAACACCAATCACAGCAAACAGCAGACTGACATATTTGTCAGAACTGTTAGCGTTAAGATAAGCAAGTAATGTATCAAGCATTATTCAAAGTCCTTCCGTTCCAATAGAGTATATGTAAACACCGGCCCATACAGAATAGCGGAGTACTCGCATATCCGCATGAAGTCATCGAAGTCTTTCTCAACGGCAAAGACCTGACACCCCGCACTCCAGCGGTCTACCTGTACTGACTTTCTCCCGGCTTTGTGAATGTTGATGCCAAACATACCCGTCTCGGTTCTGCCAGCATCAATCTTGTGGTCTTTGTTATTGTCACGATAAACAGTAACAGGCTTATACTGCACAAGAGCCTCGTACTGGCCCTTGTGCCGTCCTAGCGTAAACGCCCCCCTGTACTGACCGGGTACAAGCACAGCCGTGCCTTTGTCATTACAGGGATGCTCAGCGTAATAACGCCCCGGGTCTGTCGTTATACGCCAGTACCTCGTAACCCATCCGTATACATTCCTGTATATACAGCACAGCGTATCATCAAAGGCATTCGTAATAAGCTGGTCATTGCGTATGCCTATGATGTTGAGATTGTTGCACCCCTTATCGAAAAAGGCGTAACCCTTTTCCTTCATCACCCTTACTATATCTTCTCTGTCTGGAATAAACATAATCCCCCCGTGTAGTAGTTACATATCATAAGACGTAACTGCCTGCAATTTCGCTTGACAAGCCTTAAATATTTACCTTATAGTCGCCCCAGATAACCATAGCACAGTCTTACGACCCTCCACCACCTAGAAGCCCCCGCGGAATGTTACTTCCGCGGGGGCTTCACCTTATTCTCTCATAATATCAAAACTGTACGCCAGAATGCCGTCATCATCCTTATAGTCAAATGCTTCCACTCTATACCCGGCGTTGCAGAAAAGCTCCTGCGATACAGGAGCCTTCGCGTAATCCCCCACAACAATAACACGGGTAATCCCCGACTCAATCAGCAGTCCGGTACAGGACGGACAGGGAAACACTGTTACGAACGCTGTACACCCTGCCACGCTCAGCCCTGTCATCGCGGCGTGCGCTATCGCGTCTGCTTCCGCATGCAGGGCATGACACAGGTCCAGCCTGTCACCGGAAGCGTATTTCTCCCGCGGACAGACAGGGCACGCATCCCCGGGGTAAGGATTGTGATTATACCCGCAGGAAATAATCATTCCGTCCGGACGGGCGATAACGCATCCTACCCGGCGCCTGCGACAGTTTGAGTTAAGCGCGATATAGTTAAGAACCCTCAGCGGGTGCTTCATGCTCTCCGGAAGCGGCATATTTATAACCCCCCAGCTCTCCGAATATAGCGGCGTAGTCCTTACTGCGGAGCAGGTCACAATACCTGTCTATGTCCCGAAGGACGTGGTCAACGCCAAACTCATGGGCAACATCGAATATTACAGCCTGCTCCTGCCAGCTCATGCGGGTGAATGTCTTGTAATCCTGCGAGTCATTCCACCTCGGGGCAAGAATGGTACAGCAATACTCCTCAACCATGATACGGGTCAGCAGAAACGCCTGTTCCGGAGTAACCGAGAAAGGCCTGTTCCTGAGCCAGCACATAGCATCCCCGCCCACATGCGCTGTGTAACGAGACAGCTTCCGCAGAAGGTCTTCAGGTACACCAAGCCTCTTAAGCTCAATGGCCCTGTACGCTCCAAGGTCAAACCCAGCCCCAATCTGTATGCCTTTCTCCGGGTCTATGGGAGTGACGTCAGCAATGCTTGTCGTGCCGTAATAAATGACCCGCTTATGACTGCCGTCATTCACATAGCAGGGGATGTAGCCCCGCAGGGAATACCCGCAGAGCTCCCCCCTGCCAGCAAGATGACGGGCTATCTTATCTGTCTCGACCGCCACGCCCGTCTCCTTCTACCCCATGCCGCACCCTGTCTCTCTCCTCCGCGCGCTTGGCATCATTCCACGTGCTGAGGTCTCCGGTCAGGTAGCCCGTCACACGCCTGATACGCTCGAAATGAATGCCGTCACCAATCATGCCTGAATCTCTGGTCTCTTCCATAATAACCTCCTAAAGGATGTTCTTCTTAATCTGGCGGAGCTTCTCTTCACTTACAGCCTCGCCGTCATGACGTCCGCACAAGGGGCAGGTGTCACCAATCACTCCTGTATATCCGCATACAGGGTCACGGTCTACAGGGTGATTAACAGCTCCGTAACCTATACCGGAGTCGTGCATACACTTTACCACGCTCATAACAGCCTCCGGATTCTTCGCTGTATCGCCGTCAAGCTCAACGTAAGTGATATGCCCGCCGTTCTCAAGCTCATGGAAAGGAGCCTCAAGCTTAATCTTCCTGTACGCAGATATGGGAAACTTCACCGGTATGTGATGGCTGTTCGTATAATACTCTTTGTCCGTCACACCGGGGATAAGTCCGAACTCTTTCCTGTCCGCCCTGAGAAACGCTCCGGCCGTGCTCTCCGCCGGAGACCCAATAAGCGAGAAATTAAGGTCGTACTTCTCGCATGCCAAATCAGCCCTCAGACGCAGCTGCCTGACAATATCAAGCCCAAGCTGTTCCGCTTCATCGGTCTCTCCATGATGATGCCCCGTGAGAGCGACAAGCGCCTCAGCAAGGCCAACAAAGCCTATACCAAGCGTGCCATGCCTGATGGCTTTCTCTATCCTGTCATCCGGGTCAAGGTCTTTACTGTCCTCATAAAGCCCCTGTCCCATAAGGAACGGCAGGTTCTTCACTCTCAGATTCGCCTGAATCCTGTAACGGGAAACAAGCTGACTGACTACTGCGTCAACAACCGAGTCAAGCGCAGCCATGAAAGCTTTGATACCCTTCCCCCTGTTGACAATCGCAATGTGGGGAAGGTTAATACTCGTAAACGAGAGGTTGCCCCGTCCGGGAGTTATGTCCTTACCAAACCTGTCAGCCATGACACGGGTGCGGCACCCCATGGTAGCCACCTCCGTCTCAATATGACCCGGACGGTAATACTGAAGATTGAAAGGAGCGTCCAGAAATTCCCAGTTCGGGAACAGCCGTTTAGCCGATACTTTGACGGACAGCTCAAACAGGTCATGATTCGGGTCTCCATAGTTGTAGTTGACACCATCCTTCACCTTGAAGACCTGTACGGGAAAAATAGGAGTTTCCCCATGCCCAAGCCCTGCCTCTGTGGCAAGCAGAATACTCCTGATAACAAGCCTCTGCTCTTTAGTCGTCCCCGTACCATAGTTAATGGACGAGAACGGAACCTGCGCTCCGGCACGTGAAGCCATGGTATTCAGGTTGTGAAGCAGAGCCTCCATAGCCTGATAGGTCTCCTGAGACGTAAGCTTCCACGCCTCAGCCTCCACAGAACCGGTGAAGCCCAGATATTTCAGCATCCCGACATAATGCTTATACGTAGCGTCCACATACGGGGCAAGCGCGTACTCGAAGTCCGGTATGCTCTGCCCGCCAAACATGTCATTCTGGTTCGACTGGAGCACTATACAGGCGAGAGCCGCAGCTGTACGAATCCCTTTGGGCTGACGCACCGAACCGTGCCCCGTAGAGAAGCCCCTCTTCAGAATATCAGAGAGAGGAATCTGAAGGCAGTTAATGGACGTCCCATAGAAATCAAGGTCGTGAATGTGAATGACCCCAAGCCTGTGAAGGTTCGCCGTGTCTTTAGGGATAATATCCGGATTACTGAGGTAGTAATATTTGGATGCCTCGGAGCCGATACGGAGCATACGGCCCATCGGAGCCCCGCCGCGGACATTGGCGTTTTCCCTCATAAGGTCAACGCCGGACGGGTCAGCCGAGAGAATGCGCCCAAACTGCCTGTATATCTTCCATTTGCGCTCCCGTATAACAGAACGCTCGTTCCTGTACTTCTCATACACTGCCCCAAGCTCCGGGTCGTGTCTGGTAAGATAGCACAGAATGGCCGACTGAATCTCCTCAACAGAGATAACTTCCACGTCACTATACCCTTTTACAATATTATCAAATACGTCAGCCGCGTATTTGACGGCATTGTTCTCCTTACGGTTCATCGCCCGCTCGGCAGAGTATATGGCGCTGATTATCCTCTCCGGCCTGAAATCATCAAGCCTTCCATCACGTTTAATTACTTTGAGTCTCATAAAATCTCCAGAATACAGATATACCACATACAGCAAATCAGGGCCATTGTCAGCCAGAGTATTACTTTGACATCCACTCCAGAAAACAATAACACTGAAATCCCTACAACAAAAAATGTAATGGAGATAACACACGCCGTAGTGAAATCGTCAGACGGCAGTTGTGATATGCTCTCAGATATTTCCATAGCTACAGTCCTTCAGAATATTATTTTGCCAGCCATTCCAGTACCGAGAATAATAGCACTAAAACCGTTGCGAGTAAAAATATAATAGTGACAACACATGCCATAACAAAATCGTCAGACGGCAGCTGCGCTATCTTACGCATGAGTACGCTCTTAAATGTTTCCATAGCTACAGTCCTTTCTTCCGTATAATGGAAAGAAGATGAACGTTGCAGTGACGGCACATCTTCCGGCACAGCGTCTCCCAGCCGCGCTCGGCTTCTGTATCATCACCATCAACACTCTCAGGGCCAGACATACCGCAGGCGGGGCAGGCGACGCCCCCGTCAGTATCCGCCAGATAAACCCCGGGGCACCCGCAGTACGGACAGGAGTGCATTACTTCCGCAGCTCGTCCGTAGAGTCGAATATCGGCTTCCTACATGCCTCAGCAGTGACACGCTGTACACAGCAGAGCATGTCCTCCCTCCACCCCGGCAGAAACAGAATCCCATCGCTGTCGCTCATTGTGGCGTAGTCCTCAGAGAGCCGGTACAGAGCGGCATCGTAATTGGCCGGCTTCAACCCCCTGAAGCGGGTATTAGCGACCCTGTACCCCATATCGGTGAGTTCGTTATAAGCCTTATCCCACTCAGTCTTTAACTGTTCGTATGTTTTCCCAGTCATAGGCTGTATAATCATAACCTTATTCATTACCCGTTCTCCAGTCCCCCCGGCAGAGGCGCCAGACGACACAAAGCAGGTCAAACGCCTCATCCATAGCCGCTAAAGGTACATATGAGAATAAAGCGGATGTAGAAGAAGCAGAGCCCAAAGAGCCCAAGCTGTCTCAGAGTAAAGAAGAGAATGTCAGACACGCGCATGGCTAGTCCCCATCGCTGAAGGCAATCATGATAAATAAGAGAATAGCTATAAGGCAAAGGGAAAAGTCAATCATTCTTCTTCCAGTCCATGCGGCAAAATCGCCATGCCACGCACAGGAGGTCGAACGCCTCATCCATGACACGCTCCTCCCCCTCGCCTTTATTGAGCGCCTGACAGAGCTCTCCGTACTCCTCACCAATGACACCCACGCCTTGGTATATACCATCGGCGAAATTAGGATGTTTCTTCTCCGCCTTGGCAATGCGGCTTATGAGAGTGAAAAGAACCCTCCCATCATCAGTCAGACTACTATCCTGCTTATCCTCATCGGTAATATTGATTATTATACGGCTATCCATCCTAACCCTCCTTACCTGTATCCCACATAGAGCACTCCGCTCCGCAGGCGGCGTATCCCGCTATATCAACCCATGAATCCTCTTTCGCCTTACCGTTCCTGACTCTTGCCACTTTCAGCAGAATCATCATAGCGGCAACATCAGCGGGGCTAAGACTCACTGCGGTATAGTCTGTCCAGAGTCTCGCAATCAGAGCGAAACAATCCTCTGGCTCCCCGTACTGGCTGTTGCGGTCTTTCGTAACAATTTCCTCTGCTGTATTAAGGCATTCGGCTCTGGTCATTATAAATCTCCTAATGGCTGAAAAGAGAAACTGTGTAAGGTTCTGTATCCACATCAGAATAAGAACTCACAGAATCGCCGCGGATACGGGCCCAGCATTTCGGACACCGGTAGTCGTTGGTTGGCTTTCCGCAGTCATGGCATTTGCGGCTGTAAACGGAACTGCCATTGTGGCGGAACCGCTTCCTGCCTTCCTGCCCTTCCCACTCTTCATCATAATAATATCTGTAGTAACTACTTCTCGATTTCATGACGAACCCTCAGGGTACTATTTGTCATACTCAAGACGGATACTCGGAGAGGCTTTGAACACGAGAACCCCACGCTCCGGAATCCTGTACTTGGCACCGGTACGGGGATTGCGGCCCATACGGGACGCTTTGCGCTTCAGACGGAACGTTCCAAAGCCGCGGATAAGAACCACGTAACCCTCGAGGCAGTAGTCGAAAATACGCCTGAACAGGTCATGGTCATCAGTAAGTTTGGATATGGCGATACGTTTCTGCATCCTGTACTCCTCCATTTGGAAATGTTGTTGAAACTGTGCAGCATAATAAAAAATTAGTCAAGACTTTTCTGGATAAATACGGGGGGCCTGTCCAATATGGGTGGGGGGACCGAGCTGTGTCCGCACATATATAAGGTCTACTCTTACGAGCGAAGCGAGCCGGCCGTCCAAAAGCCCCAC